CGGAACCTGAGTCCAGAGCAGGTGCTTGTAGCCACACACAGCCACCCCAATCGGCTTGACGCAAATGATGGTAGTGACCAGTCACAAGAATGTCAGAATTGCCTATGTGCTGTTTACCGCCAGCCATCTTGTTGTACCAAGCATGCAATTTGGACTCAGCCGTACCACCTGAACGAGCGACATGCCCATGGGTCAAACCAAGAATCCAACCAGCAATTTCCACCGTAATTGTTAAATGGTCTTTCGGCAGTACAAACTCAACATGTCCGTACGCCTCTTTATTTGACGCTAAAATTTCAGCAACTTGTTCCACCACAGCCAAATCATCGTTATCACCAAAAGTTGTAAACGCTTTTCCAGCACCACCACGATTTTCGCCATGGTTGCCAGCAACTGCCACCACAACCACTTTGTCAAACAATTTTGACCAGCGAATTAAGGAATCACGCAACAATCTACGGGTCAATTTAACTTGGTCACGCCTGTCTAGTTCGGTGGTGAATGTCTGCATCTCATAATGCCCCACACAGCCCTCTACGCTGTCACCAGTCCACAAAACAAACAAAGTACCTAGTGGGCGACCTATCTTACGCAATTCCTTTACACGGGCTTCTACAGCGTCTATGCCTTGCAAAACCCTGTGAACTGTGCCGTTCGTGCCTTCTTTACCAATTTGCCAATCTGCAAGAACTACACAAAAAGCCCCATCGCCAACGGGTAATTTTTTGGCAGGTTTGTGTTTTTTGATTTCATCAATTAATTCGCTAATGTCCACTCGTTCATGTTGAACTCGGCGGATAATTTTGGCTTTCCATTGCCTAAAAAGTTGTGGACCCTCAGCCGTGGCACCATGCCAAGCGTTGAATAAAACAGGCTCTACCACCTGATACTCGTCAGGATTTAACTCAAAAACGGATAATACGGCACCCCACTCAGGGGCATCAGTCCCAGCAATCGGGTCAGTCGTGACTGTTCCAGCACTACCATCCCAAGTTATTCCAGAACGCCACTCAGCATCTTTTTTACGGGTCGGCTCCATTGTTTTGCCATTTTCAACTGGCTCCAACAACTGCTGAATGTCGTCATCAAGATTCACTTAGGGCACCTGCACCCTGAACCGCTTTTAAACCGTTTACGATGACGCAAAATGCTTTGATACGAAATGGTAAATCCGTGACGAGCCATCATTTCAGAAATTTTAGTGGCTTGAACTGACGAATTATCAAAAATTGCTGACAATTTTTCTTGTTGGTCAGCAGGGATTCGCTCCAAAACCCAAGCAACTTTACATTGTGAAGGTGGACGAAAATCCAAATTCATTAAATTTTCAATGTCGTCACTGAGCGTTATTGGCTTTGCATCTTGAACATCTGATGCTCCAAGGTCGGGTGACTTTGAGGGCAAGAATTCTGTTGCATCGCCAACACCTTGGGAGTTCGTCTGTTTTGATACCCCTGCCATAAGCGTCTGGTTTCCCTTCGGTCACTGTGGTGGCTCCCATTGCAAGTCGCAATCTAAGCACAAGGACACTTTTCTTCCACCCATCATTTCAAAATTTTGTATTGAATTATGGGAACAAGCACCTTCTGGCGTGTCGCTATTTGCAACTTCAGTGGTGTTTTCAACCACAGAACTTACAAGAGCAAGTCTAATGGCTTGCAGTTGCATAATCGCTGAGTCAATAGCCTTGATAGAAGCCAACTCTTTTGGGGTCATGACTGAATAATACACCTGAAGTTGGCACTAACATGGGGACGGTCATTTGTGTCATCACCCATAGGTAAAATTGAGCCAACAGGAGCAATTCTAAGCACTGTAATTCCTGACAAGGTGGTATTGGCTACTTGAGCCAACAAAAGCCGAATGGACTGTGCTGTGTCCCTTGCAGTGGGATAATCTTCGATGCCAGCCCGAACGATGATTTGAATAGCAGGATTGTCCAGCAAAACAGTTCCCATAGTGAAATCGGGAACCCCACCTTCGTTTTCATAAATACCAATGCAGACATCAGGTTTATTTGGCATTTTGCCAAGAAAAATGTTAGTACCTAGCGTTCCGTAGCCCTGAGCCACAAGATAATCGCCAATAGCCTCAAGAATTGTACTCATTTGCCAGCCCACAATCTACGCAACATGTCATTCATACGAATAGCAATGTTTTTCTGCAAGAACCTAGAACGCTCGTTTACAGGACGCTCCAAGTATTTACGCTGAGTTGGCTCAGTGTGTTTTGCAAAAGATTCGTGAACCCACATTGCATAACTGGCCGCAGGTCCACCATAACCAATGTCCTGATAACTGACATCCCCAGAACGCTTGACTGGTGTTACATAACCAGAACCTTTTAAAACGCCCGTGGCAACTGGTACAAGCATTTGTGAACGAGCAAAAATTACTGCCGATTCTTCAGCCAAAGCCATTTCAAAAATGTCCGTCAAGTAGGGTGGCGAGTTTTTTAGGGCAAATTTCAACTCATCTAACCCTTCCCATTCAATTCCAGTTTTAGCCATGATTATCTACCAAACCTAATAACTGCATGGTGATACACGGCAGTTTCATCAGAAATAACGGACACAGAAACAATTGGCGGAGTTGAACCATCAGGCAACAGCAACTTAGAATCTACGGTTACGGTAGATACATCGTCAGCCGTTATGATGCGACCAGACGACAACACATCACGCCCATCTTTATCTTTGTTTAACTGCGTATCGTAAATAAGACGACATTTAAATTTTTTACCCGAACCCCTAGAACGCTTACCATAAGCATCAGTAGTTGTGTACGGATAGATGGTAACGGAATCAACCATTAACTCAACAAGTTCAGCATCAATAGCCATTAGAACGACCTGTTATCAGTCATGCCTTCAAAGAAATCAGTCCTACGAGGGGAACTAAAATCACGGTCAGAAGTAGCAAGCAAATTATTGCGAGCAACCACAGGAGTAGCAGGGAACAATCTAGCCCTTTGTTCAGCCAACTCATCGGACAATTTGGTGTATTCGTCAGCCTTAGCAGTGTAAGACTTAGAAATTGTTAAATCGCCAACAGTACGAGTAATGTGGTCAGCCTGACGGGTAAACTTGGCCGCAATTCGTTCAGCACAAGCCCTACCAGCCTCATACACATTGCCCCAAGTAGCCAACATGTAGGTGTACTCTTCATCCGACATCAACACATCAGTGCTGTCTGTATCCCATAGCAAAAACCGAATCAAATCCAAATCAGAATTTGCTGGGTCGCCAGTGTAAGTAAAAGACATAATGACTCCTTAAAGTAAAAGAGCGACCCTTTCAGGTCGCTACTTCTACTCTACTTCTGTAGTAGGTTTGGCAACCTTTTTGGTTGCTGTAGTTTTTTTAGGCTCTTCAGCCTTGGCTTTTTGAGGTTCGTTCTGCTCCTGCTTGACGAGGAAGGAACTCAAGTACCGAGTAGCCACTAATTTGTGAGCATGTTTCCATGTTGACACCTCAACGATGTCGCCAATCTGGTAACGAGTTCCGTTCCCGTCAAACGGACGCAGTACCTCTCGGTACTGCTTAGTCATGTTATGCAACCACCGAAGCGAAGTAAACGCCTAGGTCAGCACCGATAACCTTGTTATCGAAAGCCATTTCAGCCTCAACACGGGTAGCCTTGATGCTTTCCATGCGGAACTGTGAAGTACCGATGGTCTGACCAAGACCGCCTGAAACACCATTCCAAGCGAAGGTGTAACCAGCCGAAGGAGTTAGGAGGCCTGGGTTGGTAGCAACATGGCAAAGTAGAGCAGACTTACCAACATTGAACGCATAGGCACCAGTGGCACCTTCGTTGTTGGTTGCCTTTACTGACTTAGCAACAAGCACACGGTCAACGCCAAACATACGAGCAATCATGTCTTCGGTGATGACATTTGAAGAGGTGTACTTGATACGGTCAACCAAATCAGGGTGATTCTTCAACTTACGGAATACCTGATAGCCAAGAACAAGAGTGTTTGCCTCAAAACCAGTGGTTGAAAGAATGGTTTCTTTTGCAAGTTCCATGTCTTCCAATGGGTCAGAGTTAGTGAAATCACTCCACTGAATGAACTGATTGGTAGTAGCATTTGAAGCAACACCAGTTAGGTCGGTACCCCAAACACCAGTCTTGATGTAATCGGTAACAAACTGAATTTCCTTGCGAAGAAGCATACGATTTGTTACGAACTCAGCGGCCTCACGAAGAGGTGACAAAGGTGCGTCAGAGTTAGCGATGGTCTGGTCGCCGACATCCTTGTGGAATGCGAATACATCTGCACTGTAGGTATCAGTGTTCAGGCTGTAGCCAGAACCTGCTGATTCAGTAGCATCTGCACGGCGTTGTGCCTCATCACGGAACCAGTCGTTCTTGGTGTAAGTGAAGAACTTATTGCTCTTCTTATCTACAGGAACAACAGGGAAAACCTTGTCGGCAATGTAATTCTCAGCCTTCTGCATGTAAGCAACTGAGATGTTGGTGAGAATAGCGTCAATGTGAACGCTATTAATGGATGGCTGTGGCATGTGTTAACTCCTCTTAGTTAGCCCGTGTAGCGTTGGCACAGTTGATAACGGCTGTAACAACATTTCCGTCTGCTCCAGAAGCAGTAATCAATGAACCGACAACATACTTGGTGGTATCTGTTGTGGTCAAAGCAACTGCTTTACCTGTAGCACCAGTACCGATTGCACTTGGAAGCGTGATTGAAGCACCAGCGACAACCTTGGTTCCACCTACAATTAGAACTTCTGCTTCTTGACCTGAAATTGGTGCGTTCTGAAGAACTCCAACAGGAACATCGGTAGCGGCCGCAACGGCAATAGCCTGACCACTTGAATTCAACTTAACAAAGTTGTACTGCTTTGCGGAAAGGTCTTCACCTGCAACAAGTGTCACCTTTACGCTGTAATTACTGAACTCGTATGCCATGGTAATTAGGCACCTTTCTCGTTTAGGTACTGTGCGTACAGTGATGGTTCGGCAGATGCTACTTCAGCAAAAGCCTGTTCAAATGTGTTTGCTTCACCAGCAGAAACCATGGACTTAGCCATTGCTTCCATCTGAGAAAAAGCATTTCCCGTATTGGCTGAAGTGCGACCAATTTCGGCAAAAATGTTTGCTGATTCAGCCTGAGAATTAACACTCTCAAGAACTGCTTCAACTGATTTTGCAAGAACAGCATCGGTTTCTGCCAACTTACGAAGGGCAGGTCCAACATGTTCTGCGTCTAGTGAAAGGTGTGTCCATGAGCGAGCCTTAGCAACAGCCTCTGCATCTGCACGGGCATCACGCTCTGACTTCAAAACGGCTTCAACTTCTTCAGCCTTAGCAACTGCTTCTTCCGCTTGCTTACGCAAAACTTCAAAAGCCTTCTGCACAGGCTCTGGGGCTGACTTAATTACTTCATCGGCTTCATCAGCAGGAGCCTTAACTTCTGCGTCAACCTCTGTTGCTTCCTCAAGTTCAGCAATTCTTTCTTCTGCCTTTTGAAGCAAATCCATTGCTTCTTCAAGACGGTTTTCAATGGTTTCCGACATTGATTCCTCCTGTTTGATAACGGATGATTCAAGAATTTCACGAACAGCATCTGAATCGGCTGATTTCATAACTAGCCAACCATCATGCAAATGTGCAGGACGGTCAACTCCACTGGTTTCCTCAATGTCGAGATTAACCATCTTGCGAGTTGTGGTGCGAGCCATAACATCCTCTGTTCCGAACATGCAGGTTTAACTGCAAATCTTGACTTGCTCAAAATTAACACAAATCAATTACACTGAGGGTTCGACTTTCGGCGTGTCTTATTTATCTACCTTGGTAAAAACCAGTGGTTGCACCAGTTGGATTAACTTTAGTAGCACCAGTAATTGTTCTTTTTGTGGCACCATTACCAATGCGTAAATTTAAAGTTGTTTGATTTGTAACCGCAGTAACAATCGCATGATACACACGACCAGATTCACGATAACGAACTGAAGTGCCAGCCTGAAAAACTTGCATTACATCCCCAAACTAGAACGAAGTTGCCAATCCCATTTTTTATGCATGTCAATGCGTTCAGCAAGAAAATTTGCAATTCCTTGCTCATTAGATGAGTTTGCAGAAGCGAAAGCCATGTTTAATGTGTTAATAAGTTGAAGGTTTGCCTTCTGCAAATCTGATGCCATGGAACGGGGGTCATCAGCAGAACCAATGGTGGTTTCTGGCAGGGTTCGGTAAGCAATAAAATCTGACAACTTAAATGGTGCATCAACGCCAAGTTTCAACATGTTTTCAGCCATAGGGTCAATTGAACTGTAAACATCTTCATAAATAGATTCAAAAAGTTCGTGGTATTGAGCAAAATCCGAACCTTTAACATTCCAATGAAAGCCATGAGCACGAGTGTAAAAAGTGACAACATCAGCCAAGGCTGTACGCAATAACGAGGCAACATCGCCAACGGCTTTATTCATCGCTCCAAAAGGAACATAATCACTATCGTTAGTCAGAAACATCTTCGTCAGACACCTTTACATCTTTTTTGGGCTTCTTCTTTTGCCCACCCATAACAGTATCCACATGAACAGTGTTCACTGTAGGACCCGACACGGTAGATGAACTGTCTTCTTTAGCAACTGGCAAATCAACTTCAAGACGCTGGGCACGACCACCAATCGAATAACCCATCAACTTTCCAGCCTTGACCATTTCCCAAGCCCAAGGTTCCCAAACAACGCCAAGGAAAACTGTGTCTTTAGGAAAAGTTACATCTTCCATGGTTCCGTCAGATTTCTGCATGGGAACTGATACTTCGTAAGGCCACGCCATTACTTCAACCCATTCACCAGCAACGATGTCTTTATTGTGCTGTAAACGAATACGGCGGTCATCTTTACGCACATAATCCCAAACTGATTTCTGCAACTCAGCAGAATCTGTCCATTCACCATGAGCATCAACACGGTCAGGAACATACATTGGACCTAGGGTGTATCGGTTTTCGTTGACAGCCTTGGAAACCAAAGACATTTTTTTAACTGGTGTTTCGATAAATTGGTCAAAAAATCCTTCGCTGTAGGAATCCTCAATGTCATAGTCGGCATCGCCCCATTCAGCAGGAATAGCCATAGCAATGTCGTAATTTTTTAAAGATTGATAAGTTTCTACAAGGTCATTGTAAATTTTTTTTGTTTCTTCGTTAGAAACATACTTACTATTAGACGCTTCAATTCCTGCACAAACTTCCTGCGTCATTAAATCAATAATGCGAGCATCAATCATTATTTAACTCCCCCTTTCTTAGTTGATGCAATCAAAACTGGCGGTGCCCCTTCGGGGCGAGTGTCATGATTTGTGTCGAATAACACAAAATTATCAAACTCTTTTGACATCTTTGGCATTATTGAAGACACAGATTTGTGATTAGCCAAAAAATTATTTGCTGGAACTAATCCACGATTAGGGTCTTCAATCGCCCTTTGCATGTTTTGTTTCCAAGCCAAATCAATACTTGCACTTACATAACAACCGTTAACTTTGTATCCAGCGTTTCTCGCTTTAGCAATTTTTTTGCCCAAACTGGCTTCACTTGAATTTCCAGTTCCATCTAAGAAAATGTCCATGCCAGCCTTGGTAGCGGCCGCATCAATTGCTTTACCCAAATCAGATGATTCTTCGTGCGTCCAACCTGCAACATCCAATTTTCTGCCATTGTCAACAAATACTTGAAAATCTGGCAATTTTGCTTTTAACTCATCCGCATCAATAATAACAGCCTTGCCTTTTTCTGGCAAAATTACACCATGTTCTTTGGCTAACTCAAGGGCTTGTTGATTCCTTCTAATCGTTCCTTTTCCAGAACCGCCACCGCCACCCATCATGGTAAAAGTTGGGTCACTAGAACGAGGAATTCCTTTTAAGGCTTCTTTAATAATTTCGGCGTGTAAAGCCTCACGCTCAGGAGTGTAAATGTAATTACCATTTCCATCGTCCATCAAATAATGCCAAAGACCAGTTGTGTCAGCCGAAATTTCCTCGCCTTTGTATGTAATAGTGCGAGGTTTCGCCAAAACTTCTGGACGATTGCTTCCGTAACCCCAATCGTAGGTTTCAGGGTCAAAAGATTCGTTTCTTTTAACCTCAACTACATTTTGAGTTTTTAAAAATTCAGCCCATCGGTTATTTAAATCAGAAACAGTTGTTCTATCAACTGATTTATTAATAAAATTTTGCCAAGCAGTGCTGTCGTGAATTTCAAGACCGTCAGCAAAGTTTTCACTTGCACCGCCATGTGCCCAGTTTCCGTGCGTTTTTTGGTCGTGATGTCCATGTTTCAACAATGGAACCGTGCTTAACTGAGGTATTACTGGGTCAACTAAAAGACGGCGATACCTGCGTTTTGCACCATTTAAAGCATCAAAAAATCCTGCGTCTGTAACAATTTGGTCAGCATAAACTGGGCTGGTTGACCAATGCTGATTTTTACGGAATTCGTCTAACAATCCATGCAATTCTTCATGTCGTTTCATGACAGCAGGAATGGCAAAAGGGTTTGAATTCGTGCGTTTTAACTCAAGTCCTTGACCGTAGCCCTCGTTGTAAGACAACCGAATAGATTTTTTACTTAAAGTTTTGCCAATCATTTGAAAATCAGAAGCACTTACAGAAGAGCCATGTGCCCAATCGCCGTGAGTTGATTGGTCGTGTTTGCCTTGCATGTGCTTAGACATGCCATTTAACAAATCTTCAGGAATCACCCAGAACTTGCACAAAGCCATGTGGTCAATTTGACCTTCAACAATCTCACAACCGCCACCGCCTTCATAAAAAATGCAGTTGGCACACATCAAACCTTCATCAACAAACGGGTTATCTTCCATGTAATGTGCCCCGTTAGCATCTGAACTCTGATTAAATTTGCCAACCGCTTCGGTTAAAGATTCCAAAAACTCGTAAATAGCATTTTGCGTGGGGTTTAATCTATCTTCGGGTTCGCCCTCTTTTTTAACGGTATCAAACTTTAGGGTGTAGCCATCAACCGTCAAAATAGTGGTTTTTGAAACTAAATCGGGATAACCCAACTCAGCATTGACCGTATCAACTACATCAGCAGGAATTCCGTTAAAAGCCTTATTTACGGGGACATTGTTTTCAACGCCTACCTCAATAACAGCCCGATTCCATTCGTCCCCACTATGCCCATGGTCTAAACCACGAACCAACAATTCCGTTGTAACAAGGTGGTGGGCTTGAACTTTTACGGGGTCATAAACATCCGCATGCAATGATTTATGCAATTCCTCTAATTGAGCATTGCTTAATTTGTTTAAATCAAATGACATTTGAACTCCTCACCGAAAGAATAGCAAACAAGGTTGACTATTGAGGTTCCATCGGCTCAGGCAATTTTCTTGGGTCAATAATGTCCACTATTTCGTCTTTTTCGGTCATACTGGTATTCCTTTGTCTAAATAACCCTGTCTTAAATTATCAGCAACTTCTTTACCTGCCACATGCTCCCAAATAAATAATTGATTACGAGCAAATTCAACTCCGTGACCTTCGTATTTATTATCCGCTTTTAACATGGTTGCATAGTGAGCAAGTTCATGAATTAAGGTTGATTCATCTTTTGCATAATTTTTGTGAATCAAAATTTCATTAATTTCTTGATAACCTTTACTGCCACTTATTTTTATGCCCCAGCGATGCCTACCAGCAAAACTGCCAGACTTTCTTACTGCTATTTTTAACTCAGGAACACGAGAACCATCGCCAAATTCAGCAATAAACCAATCACTGCTGGTAATTTCTTTGTAAAGATTTTTAATACCTTTTACTGTTCCATCAATGTGTTTTTTACCTAATTCTGAAACTTGTAAATCGTTTGCTGAAGACTGCCAATCGTCAAAATTTTTACTGTATTGCGTCCACGCCTTTTCGTATGCCTCATAAGAATCAAAATTTTCTCGTTTGGGTGCAACTGGAGGAGTTCCACTATCACGGTCAAATACTTCAGATTCAGCCTTGTAAATGTCACTTTGATAACGGTCTGAACCCAATTGCAAATCAACTCTGTCCCGAAAAACCAAATTACTACCAGAATCATTGACAGTTATGTCGTTGTTAGCCCAGTTGCCATGAGTCCTTTGGTCATGTTTGCCAGCAAGATGCTTGAAAACATTATTATTTTCTTCATCTATTAAAAACAAAGACATTCTTTCTTTTAATTCACTCATTTAATAAAAACGCCTTCTTCTTCTGTATTAAAATTTTTTGATGCAACAATTAACGGGTCATAAGGCAACTGATTTTGAATCACTGTTACTTCATAAAAATTATCGTTGATTTTTTCAACTTTTGAAACCGTGTATGTACCAGAAGCAATAACTTCATTGCCGTTTGACACTTCTTCGCTTTTATTGCTTGTATGTGGAACTAATGGTATTCCACGCAATCCATCAATTTTCATTAAAATGGATGTTTCTGCTGGGTTGCCATAATAATCTTTTGCAAAAGTTGTTGCCAGTTCTTCATCAGGAGTCCAAGATGCAATTCCTTCTTTAAATGTGGAACCAACCGTTGTTAATTTTTTAACTTGTTCAGAACCCCATTTACTGAAAGACAAACCTCTGTACATTTTTTCATTTAATGGTTTAGCGGTTGTCAAGGCTAAAAGAATTTGTTTAGTTGAATCAAAAATTTCTTTGTAGTCAACATCTCTTCTTATTTTGCCATCTTCATCTAATTTTGGATAATAATTGTCTGAAACATTAGTTAATACTCTGTAAGCACTACGAATGTTGTCAACATTGGCGTATGGGTATTTATTTGTTCCGCCTATCCAAGCATCAGCAAAAGCATTAATCATTGGAATTTGAGAATTATCAGCCCAGTTGCCGTGAGTTGACTGGTCGTGCTGACCTGCAAGATGTTTTTGAATTTTTTGCGTATCAAGCCAATCTAAAACATCCCCATTGGTCAAAGTAATAATTGAACTCAAAGACACTTTGCGACCATCAGCCAATTGAAGCATGGTTTCAGGGGTCAATTCTCCGTCCCAAGACCAAGAACCGCCAAAATCAGGTGCAAGCAACTTAAACATAGTAACCCTTTTCAATGTGTTCCCCGACAACAACTTCAATGCCTTTGCCAGCCAACATTTCCTTAGTAGCCTTAGTCAAACTTGTTGATTTTGGAATAACAATTGTGGCAACATCATCCAACGATAAACCGCCATGAATTTGAGTTTCAACATAACCGTAAGTAGCAATTTCTCTTAAATCAGCCTTGCCACTGTATCCAGTTATTCCACCCCACTCTGGTTTTCCAGTACTAATGCTGTTTTTCCAATTGTAAGTTTTGCCAGAACGATTTGAATTGTTAAAAGTGTTAATTAATAAGCCAAAATGAGTGTCCCATAAATCATTTACAGAAACTTTGCCATTAGCGTAATCTTCCAGCCAATGAGTTCCATTAAGAAATCCGTCTAAAGAATCGCCAATTGTTGCTGTTGTTCTATGTTTTACCGAATCTTTAAAAATTACTTGGGCATCGCCATAAGTTGATTCTTTAGAACTGCGTCCTATGACTCCGTAAACGGGACGCTTATCGTTAGGTGTTTCGCTCGGAATGCCCATAATGTCAAATTCAAATTCATTTCTTCTTTCCATGTATTTTTGCCTAGTAGCCCCTTTTCCAGACAAAGTGGTTTCACTAGCAGTTCGATAATGGTCTTCAGTTATGAATTTTTTTAATTTACCTGTACTCATGGTTAAAGAAACATCATTATTATTTGCAATTTCTTGCATTTGGTCTAACAAACTTTGAGCCACGCCATCTATGACTTCGCCAACAGTTTGCCCACTTGGAAATTTAATTTGACGAATTTTATTTTGAACAAATTTATTTTCCGCAACAAGATAAGCCCGTGCTGATTGAAAATCTTGTTCAGCCCAAACATTTATGGCTTTTCTTCTCAACTCATCAATGTTTGAATCAGAAAATTCTTTGTTTTGTTCAATAATTTGTTTTGCCCACCAAGTATTTGCAATAGCCGTATCCATAAATTTTTTAGGGATTTGAGGATAATTTGGGTCGTTAAAAATGGTTTTTGTCAATTTTTTTATTGCGTCTAAACCCGAAAAATTTTCGGAACTTTTGGATGAATTTTTTAATGCTAAAACCGCATAATAAAATTCTGCTGTGGAAACAGGTGTTCCAACCCAACTTGTAGAATCTGTTTGCAAAATTCTTGCAATAGGTCCGAAACTGTTAGCAACATCTTCTTCATAAGACATAGCAGGAATTGAAGAAAAACTTTTTTTTCGCCCTGAAAAATCTAACTCATAAGGTCTGTCGGTTGAATGACCGTGTGCCCAGTTGCCATGACTGGACTGGTCGTGTTGTCCTGCAAAATGTTTAAAAAAAAACGAATTTACTGGAACCTTGACAATTACTGAGGTTTTGGCAACTTCTTGTAAATCTGTTCCGCCCAAGTCATAATTTCCTCGTCCGTCATCTCGTTTAACGGCTTCGGCGACTGAGCGATGTTGATTATTTCTTTTTTCGACTGTTCCACCAGTACCTCCTGTTTGAATCTCATCAAAGTTGACGACATCCCAAATACTGATTTGGTTACGCCTTCTACCTAACGAAATTGCTTGTTTCTTGTCAACGATTTTGTCCGTAACATCCAAATGAACTCGTTGCTGGTCTTTTGGTATTTCTACCGTAACACCATTAACCGTTTTGGTTGTTTCGTGCCAAACACCGAGATAAGCACGACCAGAACCTAATTCTGCTTTGTTCTTAACCAAGAACGCACCCAGAATTTTGGCTCCTTTATCCTCATTAAAGAAGTCTGATGCCATTACAACGGTGCCGAACTTGTCACTGTTTCGAGATACCATGTAGCCATCTGGGGGCAGTGAGCCGTCCGTTAACTTGATTGATAAACCACCATTTTCGGCTACTTGACTCAAAACATCATGAACAACTTCTGGTGCAACATGGCTGTTGAACCTGCGTCCGTGAGTTGATTGGTCGTGTTGACCTTGAAGGTGTTTCTCAACCTCGGTTGATTTAATCTTAGCCCGTAATACCGCAATGTCAAATGCCAACATTTTCTTCATGTTTTCTTTATTTGACTCACCAAGAGCAATTGGCTTAATTCCAACGGTTTTATTCCAAGCCAAAACAACTTTAATTAATTCGTCATGAGGCAAATCAACTTTTAAAGCCTTCATTTTCACATTTTTATGTTTTGGTTTTAAACCAAGAAACAAAGCGGCCGCCCAGCGATGGTGTCCGTCAATCACATAATCATCTTTAGAAATAGTAATTGGAGTATCACCAACTCCATCTTTTTCCATTGACCGCATAATTTTTCCAGATTTAGAAGCAGAAATTTCAGCCTGAATTGGGTGTAGTCCAAAGGGAGCAACATCAACCATTTCAACTTTAACTCCACGGTCTTGCATAGCCTTAATAAAATCATTTTGAGTTCCAGCAGGAATTTGAGGCATTTTGTCACGCATAATTCCAAGATTGTCCCTTGTGAAATACTGCGTTCCTAAAATTTCCAAATTAGTTAAATCGGGATTATCTTTGCGGTCAGCCATTGCATCCAACCATGCTGGAGCGTCAATTGGGCTAACAATACCTTCTTCGCCAGCAACTACTTTGTCGTAAGCGGTTTGAACTGGATGTGGATACGGATTGCCTTCGGCAGTGTTTTTACGGTCAACAGCATGTCCGTGATGTCCAGCCCAGTTGCCATGCGTGGCTTGGTCGTGCTGACCTGATAAATGTTTTTGAACTGCTTGCGGATAGTAAGACCATTCGTACAAAGAATTGCCATCAGTGTAAATTTCATTAGCGTGAACTGTGGTGTGCAAAATGTCGTAATCACCAAAACGAGCAGTCACACTACTTTCGCCATGTAATTTGGCGTATTCTTCGGAAATAGTAACCCAATCACCAGCATTAACTTTAGTAACGCCTTTGGGTACAGCACGATAAATGGTCACATGAGCATCGGGTTTATTACGAATACTTACAAGCAAATCATGGATTTTTTTATCTTCAGCCCTATTACTGCCACCGTGCCCATAAATTCTGGCACCATCAGAATCATAAACATCTTTTGGGTAAATGTTTCCATTGCCAGTTAAATCGTATGCAGGGGCACCATCTTCGGGTTCTGGAGGACGGTGACTCATTTGATAATCAGTTTCATTGTTGGCACCGCCATGTGCCCAATCGCCGTGTGAACTCTGGTCGTGTTGTCCTGCAAGATGTTTTTCAACTTTCACACCATGTTTAACACCCAAATCGGGGTAAACCACATCAAAAGTCACATCATCTAAAATCATGAAAACACCCCATTGCCACTTGTGTCATAAGTAAAGAAATCCAAAACATTAGCCTGTTTTTCTAACCCTTCATTGCGTAAAAGGTATTTCCAAGTGTCCAAAAATGGCAAATTATGACCGCCGTGACCAGCCTCACCTTTAATCCAGTTTCCTTCCAAAATGTGCGAAATTTCATGTAACAAAACAAATTGGCTAACACCTGAAGGTTTGTAAATTAATACGGGAATGTTTGCACCATGCAACGGATGACCTTCTGGGACATCTCCACGGGTAATTCCAGCCTCAATACCGTCAACTAAGTATTGGTCGTTTTCGTCAGGATACGGTTTCCAAACCCTGTTACCGTAACCGTATTTGGCAAATACTTCATCAACATAAGCCACAAGTTCTTTTGCATCAGTGAAAATTTTTCCTTGCCCAACTGCTTGCAAAGGTGCTGAATCCAAAGACAACCCTGCACCAAATTCAATGTTTTTATCGTCAGGGGCATCAGTTGGGACAACATCGCTCCAGTCTTTACTGTCTTTCCAAGGTATTGCTACACCAGTCAAATTATTTGGCTTATGGATAACACCACCATTTTTAGCCCAATTTCCGTGCGAACTCTGGTCGTGCTGTCCCTCTAAATGCTTGATTAAAACAGCATCAGAAGATTCAACCACCCCAATGAACTTGGCGAGCCGTGCAATGCGTGACACAAAACCTCCTGAAATACTAAACAAGAATACCTCAGAAGCATTACCTCAAAAGGTCAACTCGCTTTAGAACTAAACAGTATTTTCATTCCCTTGATTGAGCCACCATTCAAGAGCATCACCATTGGTGCGACTAATTATGTGACTAAATAAAGTTTCTGACCCATCAGCAACAATAATTTTAGTTTCAGGAGTCAACTCACCGTCCCAAGACCAAGAACCGCCAAAATCAGGGCAAATAACTTTATGTTGGCTCATCCTTCTAACCCGTAACTTTCATAATCGGTTTTTTCAATTTGACTAATGTTAGGTTCAATAATTATTTTAATTCCTTGTTTTGTTAACTTATTTTGCAATGCTTTAGGAATCGCCGTTTCGCTAGTAATAATAACTTCAGCAATGTCAGATGCTTTAACACCACCATGAACTTGTGCTTCCACATAATTGTACATAGTGCTTTGTTTAAAATCATTTTTAGAACCAGTAATAAATTGGTTAACATCAAGATTTGAATTTGGATTATCATTTTTGACAGAAGTAAAATTCAATTCATAATTTCTGTCATAAATTGACCTAGTGGTCATTTCGCCAGAATAATGCCAAAAAGTTTCAGGTGAAATTTTGCCGTCCCTGACTTCGGAAGCCAAAAAACCACCTTTTGCATTGCCATCTAAAGAATCATCAACAGTTAAAGTGGTTCTACTTTTAACTTCATCTTTTAAAACAATACGAACATCGCCATAATTAACAGTATTTGCATTTGCCAAATAGCCGTAAACAGGTCGTTGCTCATTTGGAATGTCTTCTGGAACTCCCATAAGCGTTTCAGCCCGTTTACGAACTGCAATGTAATCATTTCTTGTACTGCCTTTGCCTACAGATGTAACTTCATAAACTGTTTTAAATCTTCCATCATCTATTAAACGCTTTAATCGTGAAGCAGATGTTTGAATTGTAATTGGTTGTTCTGTAGCCATTTTTTTCAATTTACTCAATTGAGATTTAGCCAACCCGTCCATAATTTCTTTAATGGTTTCACCCGATTGCATTTTAATTTCGCCAAGTTTTTTAATAACAAAAGCATTTTCTTTTAAAGCATACTGTCGAAATTCTTCCGCAGAAACAACTTTATTTAAATTATGAAATTCTAATTCTTGTTCACCGTACATACCGCCTTTAGGCATTGGTGGGTCAACTAAACCTTCATCACGAGTAGCCCATCTGTACTGGATACTATTTCGCCATTCTTCAAGTTGCCATTTTTGCCATCTTTCTTCCCATTCTTTAGGCATAGCAGGATAATCAGGGTCAGATTTTATTTTTTCTAAAACCCTATTTTTGTAATTTCCCCAATCTCTCCATTTTCCTTCTTCAAGGTAAGTCGCCTCTTCGCCTGTCTGTTGTGCGTAGCGACTATTAGCCAAAGTAAGCATTGAAGCAAAATAACCATCATAAGTTCTTTTATTTAAATCTAAAGGTATGGCATGAATGTTTGGGTCGCTTATTTGAAAATAATCATACAAATCTCTGGTAATGCCACCGAAGGAATAAATTTTGTCATCGTATCTACCTAGTAAAGTTCCTTTATGATAAGCCAAAATCGGTTTAAGTTCATACGGCATTTCGCCATGTGCCCAGTTACCGTGGGAACTTTGGTCATGCTGACCTGCCAGATGCTTGACCAAACTTAAAGGAGGAACAACAAAAATTGTTTTAGCCACAGGTTTATCTAAGCCAAAAGTACAACCAATTTTTTGACCCGAAAACATTGGAGGACTTTGCAACATACTAAATCACTTCTTCCATTTGTACTGCATACCCCATTTATCTTCTTTAGCCAAAGCCTGAACAATAGGAATTTCAGACTTACCATCAGTCATAAACCATTCAGCAAACGCTTCAGCATAACCCTCGCCAGTATTGCTTCTACCATACGGACTTAACTGATTTTCATGAGCCATTAACATTAAACCTGTAGTTTGTTCGTTTTTGTAACCGCTTCCAGCCATTGTTCCATTGCCACCTTTATGGAAAAGGGCATCGTAATTAGTTGCATGACCCCATTCATGAGCCAAAAAGTATTCCATAGCAAAAAATTGTTTGGCATTGGCTGAAGGCATCCAACTCTGACGAGCCGTATCTTCATCAGCGTAATGATTCATGTCTTCAGGACGAACAGCAATAATAACTTTGTGAATTGCAGGTTTTACTAATTCACGAACAGTTCTAAGTTGTTTTTCATCAAATACCGTTTTCATTGTTTCTGGTTGAGATAAATTAACAGTCCAACCTCGTTGCATTTCGGAATCGTAATCAAAATCATTACTTACAACAATTTTTACTTCAGACATTGGTGACAACGGTGCAATTGTTTGCAAATCATGAACTAAAGCCAACACATCTCGTTTTTGGTCTTCAGTAATGTTGTCCCTGTTGTCAAAAAAAGTTGCAAAACTAGAACCGTTAATTTTCGATTCATGAACATCAGCGTTTTCAAGTACAAGGTCATTTACGCCAAAAGCATGCCTAAAATTAGTTTTTGTTTTAGCCCAATTGCCGTGGGTAGATTGGTCATGCTGACCTGCAAGATGTTTACTTACATCAGGCAACTCAATAAAAGAAGGGGGTGGTGTTTTACTAAAAGTATCAGCAATTAAAATACTTGAACCCATAGTTTTAACTAAATTAAAAACACCAGTATCCCAACCATACTTTGAAGCCATTTCTTGAACATGAGGCAAAGAGGTTTGTCCAGCCGAAAAAAACCATTCCGCAAAAGCCTCAGCATAAGACTCCATTGTGTTTTCCATCCCATAAGTAGTTTGTCCTTCTTTTTTCCATTTCCATTCTGATTTGCTTTGAGCAAGATAATTTTTGTATTCATCATGAGCCAACTGGTCATCAACGAGTTGGCTTTGTGTTCTTTTATCAAGAGCGTGACCCCATTCGTGGGCTAAAACAGACATGATGTAATTTGCTTTTGAATCTGCACGGGCAGGGTCGCCTCCCCATAAATTATGTTCTTCCTGTATTGCTGTTTCCATACTAAGAACTATTTCGCCTTTACCCAAAGTACAAAAACCTACAACACCAGACAAATGACCTTTGGCTTTGTAGTCTTCCATTTTGCTGTCATCAAATTCAACACGCATTCCTTCAATTGGAAAATGCGTTTGCAATTCGGCAATAGTTTGATAAATAAGTTTTTTTGTATCATCACTTATTGTTCCATTTACTTCTTCAAAACCAACAAAAACTCTAGGAAATTCACCAGAAACGATAACATCGTGAGCAATGCCCACCAGTGTTTCATCAGTTATGTCTTGTACTGTGTATTTTGCTTCGCCATGTGCCCAGTTTCCGTGCGAACTCTGGTCATGCTGTCCAGCAAGATGTTTATTTACAGATAAAGAACGCAACCAAAAAGCATTAGCACCAGCATCAATGTCAATTATCAACTTAACCACCACCAAAATGACTCATGATGCCAGCCAAAGCAGACCTAGGTTGACTTACCCAAACATTTGCTTGAATTGTTCCACCAAGTAAAACATGTTCTTGTTCAACTTCTGCACCTAACCCAGTAGCGTAAGTAGAAAAAACATTTTCTACAGGAACTACAATTTTAGTAACAGCATTGCCAAAAGTTTTAGCCACACTTTCCTTACTTGTCCAGCAACTCAAAGGTTGCATGCGAATTGTTTGTTTTGATTCTGTTCCATACAAACTTTCATCAAGTAAATCAAAGCCACGCCATAACTCCACAGCCTTGATGCCTTCGTCAGCAAAAGTTTTTTGAGTTTCCTCATACATAGCCGTAGTAATAGACTGCAAAACATTATGATTTTTAACTAAAATTTTTGCAACTTGAGATGCAATTTTTTCAGGATGCCCAGTAACAAAAGTATTTTTCAACCCAAAATCCTCACGGACGACATCATTTAACGCATAATACAAAGGATTAGAGTTCTGCAACTTAGCCCATTGTTCCATGACTTCAACAACAGCAAATTGCTTAATCATTTTTTCTTTTTGAGCAACAGTTTGCGTTTTATTATTAGTTCCATTTAAAGAAGAATTAGTTCTATCAACCCAAAGAGTGTTGTAATAAGACCATTTAAAAACAGCGTTAGGGTCATTGATGGCTTCTATTATTTGTTGAGGAGTTGTAAAAGTTGCAGTTCCTCCTGTTTTTACCGATTCTTCAGATACATAATTGATGCCATTAGAAAAACCTTCTGGAATAATCATTGGTGTATTTAAAAATTCTTCAATAGGAACATCTGTAAGATGTTTTACAACATTGTTGGATGCAATCCATACCGTTTTATCTTTAGATGAAAAATTACTGGAATTGCCAACTTGTTCATAAAATTCTTTAGTTGATGGTCTGGGAGCAATACTGTAATAATCTGCTTCAACATCATGTTGTGCCCAGTTCCCGTGTGAACTCTGGTCGTGTTGTCCTGACATGTGCTTGGCAAAAGCATCAACTACTGTCCAATTACCAACTTTTTGCCATTTATCAAATAGCCCAACTGTGCTTGTTGTGCCATTTTTCTGGCGTAAATACCCGTATGGATAACCGTCAGCATCAACGAAATCAAAAATCAACTCGGCTCCGTCAGCCCTTACAGCGTAAACACTACCTTTGGTTAGTTCCATAATTAATACTCTACCACCCTAATTCCCTTGGGAACAAGAGGGCTGATGTCAGCAAAACTGTCGGAAGGAATGTAAACAGCCTCAACATCACTCAATTTTGCTCCATCGTGAATTTGGGCTTCAAAATAAGAACCTTCATTAAGAAATCCAATTTCATAAGATTCATTGTTCCAGCCTTCGTCTTTTGCTATGTTGTACAGAATTCTGTCTGAGGCTCGCCAAGCATCGTAAGGGGTAATTTCTTTTTGAGTCATAGAAACAGGAATGCAACCAGTTCCCAAAGAATCCCCAACTGTCACGGTTGACCGAGGTTTAACATTATCTTTAAAAACTATTCGGATGTCGCCATACTGCCACGGTCCATTAATTAAAACATTTTCATCTAAATCATCTTCCGAAACATAACCATAAAGAGGGCGTTTAGAAACAGGTTCGTTTATGGGAATACTTTGACAACGCAACTCACTAGCAAGACGGCTTGCTTTACTAAATAACCCATTGCTTTTTTGTGTTTCAAATTGTGTTTTAAATCTTTGGTCATCGCTTTGTAATAACTCAGTAAACGATTCTTCGTCAATAGCCATGCAAATTTTTCCATCTGTTTGCATGTTTTTTAAATCATCAGCAATAAAACTTTGATAAAGCAACTCAGAATTATCTAATTTGCGATAAGTGGCTAATTTAACTACTTCGTCAGATAATCTACGAAGCATTGCTTCATACATAATGACTGCGGAATTGTCTTGAGTAATAACTAAAGCATTTCTTTCCCCCTTAAATGTGTTATCGTCACCACCACCAGTTTTTAAAAAAACAGCATTTGGATAAACTTTTTTAACTTGTTCTTGCAATTCTTTGCAAATTTTAGAATTAGCGAAATCATCTGTATGAAAAAATTGCACCAGTATGTCTTCAGATAAACTTCCAGCACTTAACTGATAAGAGTCTGTACTAATTTTGTCAGCCAAATCAATAGAAAATTTCTTAACAGCATTTAAAAATGTTGTTGTGTCAGCAAAATCATGTACCGCACCGTGCGACCAATTGCCGTGAGTGGATTGGTCATGTTGTCCTAAATAATGTTTTGACAATGAACTTGGATTAGTCAAAACAGAAGTAAACGCATCTACTCGGTCAAACGGAATTGGCAAATTTGTTTTTTCATAGCCATCAAAATCCAAACGCCAATTGTCAACGGGGTCATAACGAAAACGAACAATTCGATAATTGTCCCCATTGGTAGGAGCGTAAAATGCTCCCGTTGAACGATGACTGGCAACTGTTCCTTCGTTATTATCCAAATTCATTCTGGCATCTGATTGAAAAAATCCTCGTTCTTTTGCTTGATTGAACTCGGCTTCCGATACGACACGGTACAAATGTTTCAAAGGTTTTCGAGCAATAATTTTTCCGTAAATTGGAGAAGATACTCTTTCGGAATCTGGAACTTTAATCCATTCTTGCGGAGTTACTGCCATTACTTCTAAAACTTCAGGAGCAGATTGACCATCCCGTGTAGAAGCCATACGCAATGCAGTTTGTCCTTCAATCAAGTTGCCTCTTGAATCGTATCTTTCAGGATGTGCATTACGAGGAGATTGTAAAGATTTAGATTCTTCCGTCAAAATAGCATTCCAAGCAGATTCATTATCGGGTGAATTTAATTGAATTTCTTTGCCATCAGCCCAATTGCCGTGGGTAGATTGGTCGTGCTGACCAGCCAAATGTTTTTCAACTGAATTAGGATTTTTAACTACTAAAGCACCAGCATTTAAAACAACCATTTCTCGGTCAGGCAAACTTGTATCGGCTGGGTCATAAAGCATTGGACTGTCATTAATTGCGTCATAGCCCATTGCCAAAGCCATAAGATTTCTAGTTGTTAATCTATCAGTAAAAAACCAACTTGTTGGAAAATCTGTTAAAGCCGTATGACGAAGTAAATTAATTTGAGATTCTAGCAATCCACTATTTGCCAATACCAAATTTGCTTCAGAAGAAGGAATAGTTAAAATTTTTGCATTAGGTTTAAAAGCCATTTTAACTATTTGTTTTTCATCACTTTTGTAACCCCAAATTTCAGCCTCTTTTTTCGTATGAGCACCATAAAGACCAATTCCATTTCTACCCATAGAAATGTAAGGCAACTCCGAAGCCATAAATTGTTTGATTTTATCTTCAGCAGATAATCTAATGTTGTCTGAAGTTTCCAAATCAAAAGCAGAACCTTGCTGAAAAGTTCGCCAAAATTCCATACCCTGTGAAGTATCACCAAAAGTAGGTTTACCAGTTTTGCCTGTGGCTTTTAAAACATCTTGCAAAGTTTTACGCCAAACATCAAGGCTGTCGTATGGTTTATTCGCGTTAATTATTGACGCAAGTTGCTGAATGCTAATTTCATTTGACCCATCACCATCAGCCCAGTTACCGTGTGAACTCTGGTCATGTTTACCCTGAAGATGTTTAACCAAAAAAGACTTAACGGGAACTTTTACAATTACTGAAGATTTAGCAACATTATTTAATAACGCTTCAGTATCAATGTTTGAATACTGTTTAACCCAAGCAAGTTCTTGTTCATACTCTGGAATTGGATTTCCGAAAAGTTCAAATTTTCCTCTTTCTCTAGCAAGTTTTATTTTTGTTGCTTTTTGTTCTCTTGTTGCTGGATGAGTACTTGGAAAATGAACAACAATTCCAGCCTTTGCACCTGCTTGAAGAATTTTTTCTTTATTTATTTTTGAAACTTGTCCGTTAATAATAATTTCTTGAACATCTTTAGGAGTTAAACCACCAAAAATTTGAAACTCTGGATAATCATCAGAGGTGGTGTAAATAATGTCATTTGGCAAACTTTCTTTGTCCCCTAAAATTTGTTCATTAGTAATTTTACCTGTTGCTGAAACAGGAGTTTGCTGATAAAGCAAACTATCTGAATTAGTAAAAGTTGAGCGTTTTTTTACTTCATCTTTTAAAACAACAAGCACCTCACCAAAATGTTCGGTAGCCCCCATCAAAAAAATACCGTTAGGTTCAATGGCAGAAGCAAAAATAGGCCGCATTGAAGCAGGAGCATCAAGAGGAATCCCCCAAGTTCTTAACTCTGATTGTTTTCTTCTATCAATCCCTAATGAACCTCTAGTTTCACCACTTTCGTGATAATTTTTGAACTTACCTTCATTGAGAAAAGCCAAAACTGCTTCTTCTGGCATCTGAATACCCATAGTCGCGTCACGATGTTTTCTAAAATTTTCAAAATACCATTTATGAGATTGCCTAATCATTGTTTTTAATTTTTGAGCATTACTATCAGCCCAGTTGCCGTGTGAACTTTGGTCATGTTGACCTGCAAGATGCTTGGATACGGGAACTACAACATAAACAGATTTCATGCCTGTTCCCCCGAATACCTCATTTGCCCAGTCCTAATCCACTCAGCATCATTCAAACCACGGCTAGGAGGCACCAGAAACGCCGTACAGCGACAATGAGGATGGGCAGGTGGCATAAGTAGTCCATTGTCAAAAGCACTGTCCCAACGCACCTGAACTCCATCTAACGGAGCACATTTATCACAAGGGGGGCCACCAGCATTATTTTTGTAAACCGTTTGCCACTGTTTCATGGAATCACCAGCAACCCAACCACCATCAACAGCCTGTTGCCAAGCCAACTGACGACCCATGTTTTGAGCAATCTGAATCTCGGTACGAGCAATCATTGTGGCACGGGCACGAATCAATTTTTGGCGATACTTGTCGGTCAACAAATCTGTTTTTTCAAGTGCTTTTTCAGGCTTTAACCCTTGCTTTAACAAGTTTTTGTAGGTGCGGTCATAAAACTTGTCAACTGCCTGTGCCCAACGAGGATGCAAACCAATAACTTGACGCAATTTCTTAGCCGTGTAGGGAACCGAAATCTCTTTGCTGAAAGAATCGCTAATAATCTGACGAATTGCCAAACGCATTGAATCGTTAATCGCTGTCACTAAACGCCCAGCCTGACGCTCTGCATACAAATCCGCCACGGGGTTATGAATGTTAAAAGTGAACTCACCTTTAGGTTTACCCGTCAAAGTGTTAGCGTTACCCCAATCAGGTGTTGCCTCAATTAACGGTTTTATTTCCTGACCAGCCAAAACACCAGCATTATTGATAACTGCGGTAATCGAATCACGAATAATTTGACCAATGGTGTCAACATTAATTGTCAATAATGCTTGCTCAAGCAAATCAGGTTGCAGATTGATAATCGCTGAAGCCAATGCGTCTGCATCTGCAATTCGCCCAGCACGATACAAAGCATTACGAATAATGTTGTACAACTGCTCTTCAGTTACATTAAAAACTGGAGGTACAGGTACCGAAGATTTGGCTTTCCTGACTAATGGCATCAAAACCCCTAGAAAGCATTATCGGATTGTCCAGCATCCTGTTTGCTAGGTGCAGGTTGTTTAGCATTTGGTTGCTGTGCAGGAGGTTGAACTGCTTGACCTTGCTGTGGTGGTTGACCTGTAGTTAATGGCATTCCCGTAGCAGGGTCAACGGCACCTGTGGTTTGAGCATTGTGTTCAGCAGGTGGAAGCGAGCCAAGTTCACGCAAATAATCTTCAAGATTCGGGTCAGAAACAATGATTCCTGCATTAGCCAACTTGGTGACATAATCTGCAACTTCGGTCAAATCAACATGAGCAATGTCACCATAGGTCAACTTAGGAAGGCGTGAAGTATCCATTCCGTTCAAACGCATTAAACGAGTAATGGCATGCTGATTGATAACTTCGGCGATGGACTTGGCAATAGCGTCAACTGCCATTGACCACAAATCCATTTTTGCGGTGCCCAATGCAAAAGAACCAACATTTTCATGACCCAACAAAATAAAGTCAGATAGCACCGACATCGCAATTCGCTGGTCGTAACGAGAAATAATTTTGTCCGTATCGAACTGACGGGAACCACCAGCCGACAAAAGGGTTAAATCAAATAGTTTTTTGCCTGATTCGTCATACTGTGCAGGAAAAACTACGCCTTCTTGTTCGTTTCGCTTTATGTTCTGAACAATTTCAACAATGCTATTTAAAACCGCTTTTTGTGCATCTGTAGCCGTAGATGAAAGAAACTCAGGTGGAACATAAGCGACAGGAAGACCAGCCAAATCACGCTCAATACCAATTGCTTCGATTTCTTCAACACGCTTTTTAAAGAAATACGGACGGTAAGCGTTCCTAAGCATGGAACGACCTTCAGGATTATTTTTTTGGTTTGTGGTACGGAAAAGTAATGCTTTTTCGATTGGGACATAATGGGTTCCACCGCCTGAAGGGTCATTTTGAATCATGCAGTTCACGCCACCATCGTCATCAAATTCCCAACGCATTAAGGAATCTTGACTACGGATGGCAAATTTACGCCAACCAATTTTGCCGTCTGTGTATTGTGAACGCTTTGTGGGGTCATTTTCGTCAGGTCCAACTCGGCGTTTGTAAACAATTTCGTGGTATGACCAGCCGAAAGTAAGCATTGACAGGATGCTCGCTAAGGTTGCGTCCCATGAATCGGACATGTCAAAAAGACAAGATTCAATAAAATCGGAAACTTCGACATCTTTTTCTTTTGGGTCACCTTCAGCATTTGGCTCAAGATACGGGTCAACTCGCCATTCAAGGCGAACAATTACTTTTTCTATTGCGTAAAGGATTGAGCCAATTACGGGGTCGTTATCAGCCATTTCACGGTAAGCACGAATACCGTTCTTGTTGCGTAACGCTGTAAGGAACTCTTCAAAAACTGTACCGCCAGCACGGTGAAGCCCTGTGGAGCCTAACTCAGAAAAATCTGGTTTTGGTGCCATGTAAACATCCTTACCGTAAAATAAACCTCATTGAATGATACATTGAAAAAAGCACTATCTTGAGGTGGCTCGCTATTTAATGTACAACCATGCTTCAAAATTCAATGATTTCCAAATCAACTCACCTTGCTTAAATCCAGCATCGTAAGCCATTTGTTGATTTTGCGATGAAGTGTTTAGTCGCATCAATTTACGCAAATCTGCGTCTTTGTCTAAAATTTCTGTCGCCTCAAAATAGGGTCGCTTATGCTGATGCAAGGTTGAAGTCAGGATGTCTTGTATTTTTCCCGATTCGGCATAAACTTTTTCAGCCCAAATAAATGCTCCATTTGGTAGCAGTCCTTGATAAATGCGGTCTAGTAATCCTTGTCGTTTGATGGAATCAATAAACTGCAAAGTAAAAATTGCCGTAATTAGTGAGCAGTTTTCGTAGCCCCAGTATTTTGTGGCATCGTAATGAAAATACTCAGCAGTTTTGTTTTCGTAATTTCTTGGCAAAATGTTATGCGAGGTGTCAATGCCTATTTTGACTCCATCATGAGAAATGGTTTCAATTAATTTGCCTGTACTGCAACCAATGTCAATAAAAGTGGTTTCAGGAACCAAGAAATAATCGCTTATTGTGACAATCGTTTCAAATAATGTGTCATAGGCAGGTATTGAACTCGCTATGTGCTTGTCAAAATCCTTGACGGTATCAAAAGAAAACATTTAATCCCCTGCCTATTGCTTCCACAATTGGAACTGTAATTGTTCTGCCTAATCGTTCGTATCTGACATTATCGGAAACCAATGACCCATCTTCGTAATACTTGGTGAACTCATCTGGCAAACCCTGTAGCCGTTCGCATTCCAATGGCGTTAACCTGCGAATAGTCACAGAATCACCATCACTAATGGCAACTCCATGCCTATCTTGAGCCGTTAAAGTAAACGATGATTCGTTATGTTCTTTGAATCTGCGTCCATTTTGGCGTTTTTCTGCACGATTAACCGTCAAAACTGGTCGAACTGTTTTTGTTAAAATAGTTGAGGTTCCTCTTCCCCATAATTCGTCACTTCTTTGGGTTGATTCAACAATTCCGTTTCCCGATTTGCTTTTGAAATCATTTGTTGAACTTGTTCGTCCGATAGGAAATACTTTGGGTCGGGGTTTTCCTCTAAGATTTGCGACAAGGAAAATGCGTTCACGGTGTTGTGGGACTCCAAAGTTTTCGCTGTTAAGCAATTCCCATTGGCAGTCATACCCCATCTCATCCAAGACTCCGAGGATAACTGCGAAAGTTGTTCCATTGTCGTGGTTGAGGAGTCCTTTGACATTCTCAAAAACGAGGTACGGTATTCGCTTATCTCTGGCAAGTCTGAACATTTCAAAAGCCAAAGTACCTCTTGTGTCTTCCAGAGAGAATCCAGTTCTTTTTCCTGCAACTGAAAAAGTTGCACAAGGAAATCCTCCAACGATGAGGTCGGCATCAGGGAGGTCGCTGGCGGAAATAGTCCGAACATCTCGTCCATCTGGTTGTTCGCCGAATTGTCGTTCATAAATCCTTCTTGGTGCTTTTTCCCATTCGTTTGCCCAAACACAGGTATGACCAGTGCGTTCCAGCCCTAGCCGAAACGCACCGATACCTGCGAAAAGTTCAATAAACTTCATTCGCCTATTTGTTCAATTTTTGTTGCTTGAACTGGTGGCGACCATGTTGACCAAGCATCAGCACGAAACGCAATTCGCCCGATGTCATTGCCCCAAGTTGTTACAAGAATTTGTGAACCGTCAACCATGTCGAAAATGTAATTGCGTCCAACTGTTTTTTCTTCTTGTTCGCTCATGCTGTTACCAATCCTGCTTCAATAAGTGCTGTTGCGGTGCGTCCGTAGTGTCCTTGAAGCGTCCATGCTTGACCAGTGTTCACAAGTTTTTGGAAAAGGGTAACAATTTCGTCTTCGGTTAATTCACCATTTTCATACGCAATAATTTGATTAATTAGTTTCACCATTATTTTTGTCCTTCCTTGTAAAGTTTTAACTCATGTTCAATAAGTGAAATTGCTTCTTCAATCGTTATTAAATCTTCTTGCTCTGATTTAATAATGCTTATGACCGTTGGAATCAAATTTGAACTCACGGCATTTGTCCTTCCTGTTGGGGTTACATTTCAAAGGTAACACACTTGAGGTTTATTTACAACTCTTTAGATTCTGTGTCATTTTTATCCCGACATTTGCAGTCATCACTATCGCAACTACCTACGATGTCCCAATCAAAATTGTCCCACTCAAAACCCTGTTTTTCACGCTTCGGAAGGCTGTTACGAATCCAACTAATAGCAGTCATAATCAAAGCAATCCAGCCAAGAATTTGAACGGTGTACTCATGCCAATAAAAAGCCAAACCAACAATTGTGGCGTTAACTATGAATTTGAAATAGTTGTACATCAGAACGGAAACTCCTCGGTTGGAGCAGGTGTACCCCAAGGGTCAACTTGTTCAGAAACTTGCGAACGACCAGCACCTTTATTGATGCTCACTGGGTCACGCTTCAAATCAACTGCAACATTGTAAGCCTGAATTTGCATAGCCCCACCTTTGTTGCCATCTTTGGTTTCCCATTCTTTCCACGATGCTTTACCAACTACAACAACAGGCGAACCTTTTGCAATTGATTCTGCAACATTTTCAGCCAACTTGTCCCAAGCCGAAACACGCCATGCGGTTACATCGGTTGATTCCCAACCAGAATCTGTTTTCTTGGATGTTGAAGTTAAAACTGTAAAAGTTGCTACAGCCTTACCATCTTTTGTAAATCGCAACTCAGGGTCGCCAGCAAGATTTCCAATCACCGTTACTGTTGCACTCATTCTTTTTCCTTTTCTTTTTGGAGTTCTTTCAATAAAGCCCTTTTTTCACGGGCTTTTATTGCTTGTGGTGTTGTTGACAAAAACTCAAAAATTGGTTTTGCAACAATTCCTCTAGTCTTTCTTATCACTTTTCGTTGCGGATAGGTAGTACCGCCCCAAATTCCTTGCACATCAACTTGAACTGCGTACTCCAAGCATTCCGTAACAAAGTGACATTTTTGACAAATTTTCATGGCATCTCTGTTTGCTCTTATTAAAGAACCTTCGGGAAACCAAATTTCTGGGTCAACTTGGGCACATAATTGTGACCCATCAAAATCTGGGTACAACTATTCTTCCTCTTCATCTGAAGATAAAATTTCGTCTAACTCAGATTGTGATTTTGCCAAAATTCCGACATGGTGCCATGGTGGGGCTTTATCATCGGTAAGCGTTACCGTGTAATACTCACCGTTGATTGCGACCCATTCAGTTGCCAAAACCCACGCTGTTGAAATTGCTCCTTCGGGAAACATTTCCTTTTGGATTTCATACAACATGCTGTCCACTGGGGACTTTTGCAATGCTTCAACTGCATCGTCATCTTTTGGCATGCCTTTATTCTATTGTTTGTCCTTAGAATTTTTCAGCAACTCGCATGTCGAACATTTGCCAAGTTTCAGCATTGGTTCCCAAACCCGATGCCCACAATTGGGGCAATTTACAATTTTGGTATCTGGCAATTCAGCCATTAATACCAGCCATTGCGGTTATGGAAATTCAAAGCCGAACATGGTGTTCCGTAACGATTTTGAATGTAACTAATTCCCCAACGGATTTGGGTTTTTCCATTTGTCAGGTAATCGGCACCAGCCGAACGCATTTTTGATGCTGGTAACGCTTGTGGGATGCCATGGGCACCTGAACTGGAATTGTGTGCCCGTGGATTCCAGCCTGATTCCTGATTCCACAATTTCACCAAGCAAGAATGTTGGTGTGAACTCCAACCCCGTTTAACGCCCTGAGAACGGGCGTAGGAGCGTAAAGAAACCTTTACTGGTGGCTTTGTGTGGGCAATTACTGAAACTGCCTGAGATTTGTTTTTAGCATCGTATTTGGCTAGGGCAACTGCATCTGTAAATTCCAATGAGCCACAGAACCCAATTGCCAAAAACACCAAAATTGCATAAAAAGTGTTTACAACCGCTTTGCCTCGTTTGGTCAATTTCATGTTTCCTCCGTGTGTCCACAGTTGCTACATGTGTGAATGCGTTTTTTACGCCCGTGAGGGCTTGTCTGACGCTCGTTGACGAACTCAGGCAACACATACACCGCAGAGCGACTGCGTTTCTCTGTTAGGCGATTTATTCGGTTTTCTAGGTGTAGAACCGACAACACACTTGTTGCTTGACCATGATGCCAGCCAAAGTGGGAAGCCAACTCTTTCCAAGTTAAGCCCAGTTTACCAGCCTTGGCTAATGCCCTGATTGTGGTTAATTGCCGTCCCTTGGTTGTACCGTCAGAATCTTCAGCAATTGCACGGGCTTTAGAAGTTTCAGAACCTGACCAGCCCGAAGTGTCGGAATACGGCAAAAATGGAAATTGGTCATCGAAATTGTTGCTGACCCATTTCGATTGTGGAGTCAACACACCAGTCATTTGCTCTAATGCCTCAAGCCGACCACAATCCGAACAGACATGAGTTTTATTGTCTGTTCGAGATAAGGCAGGATGAACTGTGCTTAATACACCGCATCGGGGACACTTAAATGGATTTGAATGGGACATGTTAATTACCTACCGTTCGTAGTTCGTAGCCTTCATACTTAAAAGCCCAATCAGCCGAGTATGAATGGTGTTTGTGGATGTATGCGAGAACACCTAGCCAATCATCAAATTGTTGGATAAGTTCCCCGTCACGGAACAAATGAAGTTTTGCTGAATCTGACATGTTTACCTTCCTTTTAGACTTGCTCTACTAATTGACCGAATTCAGGATGTGAACGAAAACAACTTGCGTAGTAAGCGATTTCGCCAACTTGGTCGAAGTACACACCTTCAACTGAACCCTTGATGTTTTCGCTAATTCCCTTTTTGGTGTTTTTGACGATTACTCGTTGCACCGTGTAAGTGTCATCCCAATCAAGGAAAATGCGAACTCGGTATCCGTGCGATACTGGCAATTCGACTTGTTGGGTCAAACCGTCTTGGTAAGTTTTGCCGTCAATGTAAAAGCGTCCACCAGAAATGGCGAAGATGTTGCCAATTCCGATTTGTGCTTTTAGCACCTGTGGGTCAAACGGACGGGTTTCTTGCTTTGTCATGTTTTGTCCTTCCTAGTAGGTTCCGACTGGAGATTGACCAAGTTGCTGACCTGACCAAATGTTTTGTGCGAACTTGTAGTCATTGATTCGGATTGACCACCAGCCACCGTGCGATTCGTAAATTTTCAACTTTCGTGAGAACGCAATGCCATCAAATTCATCTTCGACTGGCACCACATAATCGGCGTAACTGGTAGATTCGCCAACAAATTTTTTCGCAAGTTTTCGCAACTTGACGCTTTTTTCGGTGACACCTACGACTTTGTAGAAATCATAAAATGTCGCATCGTATCCGTATGAGGCATAGAGAATGTCCCCCACTGCTGGCTTTTGAACTTCCATTTTTTGTCCTTCCTTTTTGCTTACACTTAATTGTAACACACTTTTGGTTTAGTTTTTACCACTCGCCACGCAGACGCTTCCAAGATTCACGGGCTTCCAAAGTTTCCTTAACTCGCTTGGCAACCTTTTTATCTAGGTCGGCACGGACATCATCAACTGATACACCATGTTTACCAGCAAGGGCTGACAAAATGTTTTCCAAAGATTCTTGGATAACCGCAATCTCATCTTCAGGCTTGTTTTCTTTCCAAAGAGCCAACGATTCGGATTTGTCAACATACCAAATTCGAGCCGTCCGTTCCGTCTTTAACTCTTCAACACGGAAGTTGCCATTGGACAATTTCCAGCCATCCGAAACCAAAAGCGGTGAACCGTCAACTGTTGGTGCCGATGCAATTCGTTTTGCTTCACGAATTTTTTTGGCTTCTGCCCGTTCAGCCTTCCGTGCTTCTTTTTCTAATTTTTCCTCGGTGACAATTACCGATGGACGATTCAAAACTTCAGCAGGAGCCGATGGATAACACACGGTACAAGCATCTTGACCTGCATCCGAAACGATGTCTTCTTCAGCCGAACCACTGTATTGGGTCAACCACAAATAATTGGTTGATGGAAAACATGTTGAACAGTCTTGACTTTTGTGAACATGCCCGTTGGTGTTGGTGACAAGGTAAGCCCGTGTCCATTTGTGCTGAAGGTAAATTGCATTCAGCGAATTGATGGTGGCTCGAATTTGATTTGCGTCAATTCGTGCCTGTCGGTATTTTGCGATAAGTTCCTGAACACGAGTGTTGTCTGGACTCACGCTGTCAATTACGCTTCCGATTGATTCGCTGTAAACCCGTTCGTATTTGACGATTTCGTATTTGGCATTTGAAGCCCAATAAATTTCTGACTTGTATCGTTCAACTTGAAATTCTGCACCAACAAGTTTTGATAGTTCTTCTGCGATTGCTGTGTCTGTCGCAACTGCGAGGGTTTTGATGTCGGTCATGTTTTGTCCTTTCTGACAAATTCAGTGTAACACAACTTTAGTTTAGTTTTGACATTTAACGCAAACTCACGCCACGCAACGAGAGGCATGGGTACGCTTGCTTCGACTCGACACCGCCGATTATCTGCTTGCACTGGATACAGAACCCGTCAACATTTTTGTGTCGCTCTAACAGACCTTCTTGAACTTCACGGTAGGTCAGTGGTTTTTCTTTACGCCTTCGTTTTTGAACCCCGTACTCTAATAGCAGTTGTTCTCTGGACAATTTGGTTTTTGCCATTGCTACCTCCTACTACCATTCTACCACAACTTTGGTTTAGTTAGAACCATTGGTATTAAAGGGTTTTTGGCTGGCTTAAACTAAACCCCCGATTTCATAAATGTCAGTGGACCTGCTACAATGGTTATGTGGGAGGAAACATGACAAAGCAAGTTCGATGGAAATGTCCATCGTGTAATCATGGTGTCTTGAACTCGTCACGCCCACGCATGAATGATGTCAAGCGATACTGCTTGCCGTGTTCTTCAAAGTCTGGGGTGCTGGTTCAGCGAATCGCACCTGCACTTGAAAAACAGCGTGACGCATCCAAGGCAAAAACTGTAGCGAAGCAAACTGCCAAGCGGAAAAAAGAATCTGCCAAACGCAAAAAGCAAAATGAGCGAACTAAAGCCCAACAAGCAAAATGGCGTGAAGAACGATTAACCGCAGAACGGGAACGCAAACGCAAACAAGCCGATTTGAAATGGTCTGGCGACTTGAACATTCCTAAAGAAGCCGAACGGCTTTGGAAATTGTTGGAACCGTATCACCGTGGTCGGGCGTTACCGCCGATTGAGATTCGGGAAAACAATTACAGGGGCAACTTGGGCTGGGCACATGTCGGTCAATCGTGGCGTGGCATCGTGATTAAAAAACAGAGCAATGAAATTTGGACTTGGGGAATCTTGCTACACGAACTGACGCACATGGCTGTTGGTGTTCGATACCCCAAAGGTCGGGATGGTCGTTGTTCGGCACACGATGAAAAATTCTACAAAGCACAAAAAGATGTAGCCGAACGCCGATGGAAAACTAGAATTTCATTCTACGAAGTCACCAAGTATGGCTACAATGTGGATGGAATAATCCTGAGCCAGTTACGCAAACAGGGCGTGGTGAAATTCTCACCACGCTACAAGACCAAGAAGCAAATAACGGAAGAGGTAGCATGAGGCTTTATCACGGTGACGACATAAATCGAACTCCTCGACAATACGAAGCAAAACCAATCGGCTACAACTTCATGTGCCGATACAATCCCCGAACAAAAACTTGGGCATGTTGGGAAGTGGATGCTGTCGGCAATCCTGTTCCGCAACTCAACGGGGAAATCGAAAAAGTCTTTAGTACCAAGAGCGAAATGGTTAATTTTGTATTTGGCATGTAGCCGTGGTACCGTAATCACAACAGGAAGGACAACATGGAAAAGTTCAATGTAAAAGTTGGCGACAAGATTCAATACCGAATCGCATCGGGGGAACTTCGTTCGATAGAAGTTACCAGTATTGAAATCGAAAATAGTCAAGGTGTATTTCTTGGCGAAACATTACCTGAATACCACGATGGAAAAGTCGAACTCGTTTGGGGTTGGGCTGACCAAATCGTAAAAGTTTTAGAAAAGGACTAAACATGAAAAACAAATACGGCATCGAATACGCCGACAGTAAAGAACTGCTAGAACATAACATCAGCGTTTACAAAATGCGTATTCGTGAATGGGACGGATGCACATGCGAACTTGCAAAATTGGAAGAGCGTTTAAATCAATTGTCGGAAACACTTGACGAATTAATTCAAGAGGTTGGTGCGTAATGAATCCTGATGAATGGCGAGGTTCTGGTGTTTTGTCATACGACATTTCGATGAAGGTTTCGTGCCCGAATGAGAAATGTGATTTCGATGAAGTAGCAGATGTCCATGTTGATGATTGGAAGAACTATTGGTTCGATTGTCCCAAATGTGATTTCGATGACCAACTGGAAAACGACACACCGTTTTAGGTTGTTGCGGAAAACTAACGCCAATGCTAAATTGGCAACTAACCCCTCATGAAAGGAACCCCATGAAGAAGCCCCTAATAGCCGTAATCGGCTCTGTACTGTTGGTGCTGACACTTACCGCTTGCGGTGGTGGGTCAACATCGGCAACCGATACAACAGACACCACAACTAGCAGTGATGTTGTTGATACTCCCGTTGATAGTGGATTCACAACCAACGAGGATGAATTTTTGTACGATGTGCATGGTGTTGATAATTCGATTATCGAACGAAACACCGATTCAAGAATTGTCGAAGTTGGTCACACTGTTTGCGACACATTGGATTCTGGTGAAACCGTCACCACGATTTCAAATTACCTAATGTCAACTGGTGATTACGAAGGCGATACCGCAATCGAATTTGTGGCATCAATGGTTGCTGGTGCAGTAATCAATCTTTGCCCCGAATACAAATACCAGTTGCCGTAATGGTGACAAATCAATTTGGTACAGAGTGCCCACACTTTGTAATCAAAACCGCAGATGCTGTGACGCTGGCAAATGTCACTGGTTCAGTATTTTGCGAATTATGTAAAAACCCCGAAACTCCACAAACTTTGTGGGAAAGGAAATTTGGTCAAGATGGCGAAAACTAAAAACCTAACTGGTATGAAGTGGCTACGCTCCGAGATGGAACGCAATGGCTACACATCGCTAGAAGCGGTAGCAAGTGAAATGAGCATCAATCGTGGAAATCTCTATCGGTACTTTACTTTTGAGAATCGTCCAAGCATTGACATGTTGCCTGTAATCGCTGTGGCATTAGACACCACAATTGACGATGTGCTAATTGCCCTAGAAGTGGTTTAATCAACTCAGGTTGTTTGACCCCATAATCTTGCCGACAACAATTTTGCCTCCTATCTCAAATTTGTTGTTCATCAGACTGGGTTGCTCCGCCAGTGGCAAACACGGAGCCTCTAAACTTAAGCAAGAATTTAAAAAAAGGAACTCGCATGGCTGAAATTGTCGAATTTGGTAAAGAAGATGTTGGTCGCCTAATTGACGCATCGCAGGGCTGGAGAGTAATCGGTGGTGCAATTCGATTAGCGGTAACTGCTGGATACCAAATCACTGCATCGGACGCAATTGCCGTTGAAGCGTTTGAAAATGAATTTCCTAAATACACTGATGCGTTTGGAATAGTCCGAGAAACGGCTCAGACGCTTTTTGACGAGAACGGATTGGCTGACCGTGCAATTACATGGCTTAACAAAGAAAAGGCTCCAGAGGGCTGTGTTTTCCATTTTCATGAAGGTGCTTTTTATTTGTCTGAACTTGAGGAAACGGATTCTAAGGAAGAATCACATGGCTAGTGAAGAAGAACTAAACAAGATTTTTGGTCAAGCACACAATTCGCTGGTGCAAGGTGCAATTGCAATGCACGAACTTTATTTATCTTTTATCCAAGCAGGATTTACCGAAGAGCAAGCATTAAAACTTGTCGTTGAGGTCATGAAGGGGAACTGATGATTGGTTGGGCTTTTGTCGGCATCATGATTTGGATTCTTGGAATCATTTTATGGATTAACTATGACAGAAATCGGTAACGAAATTTCCGTTAGATGTAATTGGTGCGACAAGCCAACTCATGAACCTCAAGTTTTCAAGGGCTGGAACATTTTGTGCCCAAAGTGCTTTAAATACGCCTTTTCTGAGTGGTTTGAGGATGGTAATAACTAAACCAAAAGTGTGTTACAATGAAGTGTAGCGATAGGAAGGACAAAATGAAAACCTACAAGATAACACTGGAATGCGATGAAGCCACAGCCAAGCAAATTTTGGCAATAGACGGAAAAGTGCTAAATGACAGGTGGCTGAAAATCATCGCTGTCGAAAAAGAAAAAAAGAAGGCAGGTAAGTAATGGCGACTGTAACTAAGAAGCAAGCAGAAAAAGCCTTTACTCAAATCAAAAACAAATACAAGGGTTATTGGTCGGTTGAAAATAATGCACCTAAATTGGTGAAGGATTGGAACTGGTCAGGAACCACTGCACCATACGCAATCATTTGGGAAGAGGGTCCATTTGAATGGGCAATTGACGCATCGTTCAGCGTAAAAGTGGAAGGCGTGTTTGCTGAACCTTACACAAGTTGGGCACTAGGAATCTTTAAGGACTAAACATGAACTGTCAGATTTGTGAACCGCTACTAGGTCGGGTTGTTCCGATGGAACGAGTCGTGCATAAGAAGCGAGAAGTCACGGGTTACACAAAACGACCTCGTGGTGGTTGGGCATACAAACGCAAAACCCTTGGTGAGAGTGTTAGTTGGTACTGTCCAAACAGTTTCTCGCATACAATCGTGGAAGAGGAAAATGATGAAACGGATAAAAGCGACACCTGAGCAACTCAAGGCTCGGCTAGAACTTCGGCGTTCATCAGCGTCAGGTGCCCACACATCAAAAAAGGTTTACAAGCGGAAACCCAAACATGCTTGCAATCTTGACGATTAGTCCTTAGAATCAGACATAGAAAAACCCCTGAAGGTTAATGGGAAGTCACCTTTAGGGGTTTTTTGCTGTTATTTACCCTTGTAACGGAAAATCCATTTAGGGTTAACGCCTTTACCAACTTGCCAAAATGGTGTTGGTTGTGCTTCAAAATGTAGATGCGAGCCCGAATGAGCGTTGCCTTCAACTCCGACATCTGCAATGTGCTGACCCATCTTTACGAAATCGCCAGCCTTCACATAAACCTTTTTTACATGTGCGTAGGTGCAGTAATAAGTTTTGAAACGGAATTTGTGTTTGATTGTTGGTGAGAATTTTCCTAGGGCTGAACCTTGGGCACCAACTGATGTAACGATTCCATCGGCAACCGCATAAACGGGTGTTCCAAGCGGTGCCCCGAAATCTACGCCTTGATGCCATCCCGACATCCACTGCGTACCTTTTACCCCGTATTCACAAGTGACTTTTGGGTTTTTTACTGGGTATGCCATTATTCTGCACTTCCTCTACCGTATCGGGAATCCTGTGGATTCAAATAATTAATAGCAATGGTCAAAATAGCAATTACAACTGCTGACAGGGCTGGTGACAAATTAAATGCACTGATGTTATCCAATAACCACACTGCACTAGCACCAAAACCAATTTTTAGGGCTGTGCCAACTGGACTGGTCGCAACCATGTGTAAAAACTTTTCCCAATACTTTTTCATGATTTGATGGTACCTCTGTTTTTTGACAATCGGGTTTTTAGCCACGGGATTTGCGTAAATGTGCAAGATTAAATTGAATTCCTTTACAGCAATCTGCGTATGATTCATGGTCTTGTGTTGGACATCCTTCTCTGCAATTTGGATTTCTTTCCATTACAACATCACCGTCCAGTTTGTGCCATCTGTTACCAATAAGGCTGAACTGCCAGCCGTGGCAGGAAGAATTGCGTTACCTAATGTGCGTGAATTTTTAGGGTAAACATTGGATGACGCTGAATTTATTGCTCCACCGCCAACATTTAAAATACGGATTTCCACACCAGCCAATGCTGTCGGCAATGTTACTGTGCATCCTGTTGCTGAAGTTAAAACAACATTGATGTTTGTTAATGTAATTGTGTATGTAGTTCCTGCTTGAACGCTTGGTGTTCCGTTTGATAAACGAATGTTTGGCATTACAGGTGTGCCAGTAAAACTTGGTGAAGCAGACCTTACTGTTGAACCTGTGCCAGTAGATGTCGTTACTCCTGTTCCTCCGTACAAAACTGGAATAACTCCAGCATTCCAAGCACCTGTTGTAATTGTTCCAACTGTTGTAATGTCTGTTCCAACAAGGGCTGACGCTAGCACCGTACCTGCTGTTAAACCTACACCAGAACCGTAAAATTGGCTTGCTGTTACGCTTGATGTTGTAGTAATTGTTTGATTGCTTGTGATTTGACCAACATTTAAACTGTTAGCAACAATTCCGCCATCTTTTTGAACATAGGCAACAGGACTTGTAGCACTGCTACTGCCTTGTTTCCATTCGGTTAAATTGCCAGAAACCGTAATTGCTGTAACTGTTCCATTAACACCGCTTACATTATTACCTCCAGTTAAAAGTCCAATGGTGCTACCACCCAAGGTACCAATTTGATAAGTACCATTACCTGCTGTCATTCCACTTAAAGTAACCCATTGGTTTACAAATAATCCAGTAGTAATACCATTTGTTACTTGAACATAACTAAATGGCGTATTGTTATTTAAAAAACTAACAGAATAGGTAATTGTTCCTGTTGGTTGTATTACTAAAGGTGCATTTGAACCTGTTGACGATGAATTAACTAAAACCTGACCACTACCACTTTGGGTAATGTTTCCTGTTCCGCTACTTGTAATACTTCCTGAACCAGAAACATTTATCGAACCATTGCTGACATTTAATCCAGAACTAGGAATTGATGCTGGCGGTGTACCAATCACCATTCCTTGAACTGAAACGCCACCTGACGCATTGTAAGCAACAAGGCTTGATGCGGTTTGACCTAATGCACCTTGTAAATTTCCAGCCATAGAACGAGGTGCCCAGTTTGTTGAATCGGCTGATGGTGCTGTAGTACCTGCACCAGCAACACGGCGAACATAATAACCCGTTTGATAAAGAACAAGGTCGCCAACTGCATAAGTGGTACCAGAAACCCATGTTGTAGCAACAGGGATAGCGGTTTGACCCGTGCCACCATTGCTAACTGGAACCGTACCTAAACCAATTGTTCCCGTAGATGTGATTGTTCCACCTGTTAATGGTGAAGAAGCGGTAATTGAGGTTACACCCGTAACAGGAAAATTAGTGTTTTTCCATACAGAATTTGCTGAATCGTAAGAAATGGTTTGCCCGTCAGCAAGTGAAGAAATTTGTACATTGTGTAATTCTTCCAACTCGAAACCGTTTTGAGGTTTTACATAAATAACGCCATTGTTTTGTTGGGCACGAAGAACATAGCCAACAAAAACCATGTGTGTTGGGGCTGAAGGTTTATTAGCAATACCAAAAACCATGCCACCAGCCGTAGTCCCAGATAACCAAATTGGGTCGCCATCTGAAGCAGAACCTGTGTTTATTCCTGTCAAAATTCCTTCGGTGGCAACATAACCAAAAGCGTTAACTGCTAAATCTTGTTCCAATACACCAAGAGTTTTTGATGATGTTGCCTCACTATTTGCTTGGGCTAATGCAATAAGGGGATTGGCTCCAACTGCACTGTTGATGTAAACAACTTGACCCTTGGTCATTACTGACCCTGACCCATTTTTTACATAAACATGAACTTGTTGGGCTGTGGCACTATTGGTTGCTATGTCGTAAACCGTTTTAACGCTGTTTGGTGTAGCACCCGTTGTGGTGCTTGTGCTGGATACGGAATCTTCCAACTGCACTGCACCTTTTTGTGCGGTGGTTGCGTCATTGATAGCCACGGTTTTGGTTGTGCTGTTGTATGTAATTGGGGATGTTGCGTTAACAACCCCTGATGGACCCTGTAGCCCAATGTCGGACACGGTAACAGCAACTGGTGATTCTGTAACGCTTACTGCTACAGCATTTTCGGTAGTTGTAATTTCAACTATTTGTTCAGTGGTACTAATTTCACCAGCCATGAAAACCCCTATTTGTTGGTGCGGTTGCTTACGGTGATGGTTCCCTGCATAAGTGATGTTGGATGACCACTGGTATCTGTGATTTCAAAATCGTACACAAATTCGCCAATACCCATAGCGGTGGCTTGGGCACTTGTAATTGTTATGGTGAAACTGCCGTTAGCAAGGGTAATGCCATTATTTTTGGTCAGGGCTAATAACACAGATGAATCAAGGTGTGCCCGTACAGTAAATCTGGCTGTGTAATCGGTTAAATTGTATCCAGCCATGGTGAACTGTTGGCTCCAATAAGAAGCCGTAGGTACCTCAAAATCGTATGTGCCGTATTTCATTAATCATCAGCCTCTAAAGATTTTTTTAAAAGATTTTTAGTAGTAGCAAATTTACGCAAATGGGCTTCCGCATAACCAAATCCAGCCAAATAAGCCGTAGCATAATCGTATGTACCAAAATCATTAGTAATTATGTATCGTTTTGGTTTTCGTAAACTACTCAACTTTACAGGTTTTTCACCGTGGCTAGTTTTTTGCTCCCAATACTTAATGCCATCCTCAAACGCTTTACGCCCAGTGTTTCTGCTATTACCAACTGATGCATAGGCTCGCATGGCCGCTGTATGTGTTAATTTTTTAAACACTTCAATGTCATCATTTTTTATTGCGTCTTCAATTTCTTGTGGACTGAATTTGCGTTTTGTTGATGCTGGGCTTACATAATCTGATTTGGGTTTTGTTGTGTTGGTGGTGCTGGGTGCATTATTAGTGGTGTTAGGTGTTGGATTAGGTGCAACATCAACATTGGAATTGCCACCATTATTGGAACCACCATGTGCCCAATTACCGTGTGCTGATTGGTCGCCTGAACCATGCTTCTCTAGTTTTTCTGCTAAAGATTCCATCTGGTCTTCTAGTTCTTGAAGAATTTCGCCAAGATTGCCCATCGTTAACTCCTAAATTTTTAATAATTATTTGCGTTCGGATGATGCTCTGCAAGATACATGCCAAAATCGTAAGCATTTCTTTCTTCGGGAGTCATGTCTTCAACACCCCAATTGGTGTCATAGCCCATTGTTGATGCTAAACCTGAATCGTATTTTTTCCCATGATTAATGCCATCTCGCCCCATGTCTATGGCTTGTTTAAATTTTCGACCTCGTTGGCGTTGTGTTGTTAACCATTTGCCCAATTGTGCATTTGAAGCGGTTGACCAATCTTTCTGGGTAGTGCCAGCAAAAGGTGCTGAAGTTGATGGTTTTACATCTTCTGAAGTCAATTTTATTTTTTGTCGGGTTGAAACAACGGCTGGACCTGATGTGGGTTTACCGCTAATAATTTTTTTGTCCCCACCTGAACCACCTGTAGCCCAATTACCATGAGAACTCTGGTCATGAGAACCGCCACCATGTTTTTCTAAACGGGTACGCAAAGATTCAATTTGTGTTTCTAATGCTTTTAATAAATTTTCCACAGCAACTCCTTAGTTTGGTGCGATTTACTTTACCAAACAAAAATAACGATTAGACTACTCGCCACCCGTTTGCTTGACCCAATGACACGGGAACAGCAGGAATAACGGCTCGACCCTTTGATGGTTCGTACATCGCTAAAAGGATTGCTTCACCACGGTCAGGGGAAGTCATGCCACGGCGTTTCATTTCCACCTTTGATTCGATTTGGATGCGTCCAGCAGAATCGGATTTGAATGTTGGGGTAGATAATTGGGCTAAGGTTGCTCTATCCGTATCAAGGGCAACATCTTGCTCTTTAGCGTCATTAGGTTGTAGCAATAATCGCCCGTTCCACCACATTTCGGCTCTTTGATTGCGGAACTTATCAGGGTCATTTGCTCGTTCTGAAACATTCACACCAATAATGTTTGCGTTCCACTGTTTTTCGTCACACCACTTTTTGAGCAATGAAACGACACCCCAGCCCACGCCAATGGTGTCAATTTTTACATGTAATTTGTCTTGAACTCCACGCTCTTCATGGATTGCTAGGCATTCCTCGATTTCACGGGCTACAACACCTGCAACATCCACGGCGTTATGGTTTTGAATACCAGAGGATTTGTGGGTGATTTTGACCCTGTAGCCGTCCATACGGGCAATTACGAACTCGTCACCACCATCGGATGCAACATCCACCCCAAGCCTAATACGGGGCGATTCTAGGGGGTTTTCGTTTTGTGATGCTAAATCAGCCCACATAAACGGAATTACCTTGTTGGCAACTGCTCGTGGGAATCTTGCATGAACACGGGCTTCCACGAAAGGGGAATCCTCACCGAATTCGCCTACAACATCGTCAACCCACCTTTGGTCAACTAAATGCGTTGCTACAGCATGCGGAGCGATGTGAACAGGGCAGGATTGGCACATTCCCGTTTCTTCCCCTGTGAAATTGGGTGTGTCATAAGCACCAATGGGAATTGTTTTGTACAAATCGCTATTACAGGCTCGCTCAAACCATGAATCTTCTTGGTCGGTAGGTGGATTACCCAAAAGTAATAAACGGGTATTTCCACCCGTCATGAGGGCTTCTAATGAGCGTCCTACAACTTCACCAATACCGCCAGCCTCATCCACGATAATGAGCAAATTGGGCATGTGAATACCTTGGGCCGCCGACTCATCATAGGGATTTGGGCTAAATCCGTAGGCAACGATGTCCCCGTTAACTTTCCATGTCTGGGTCAGCACCTCACCCTTCAATTTCGCTTTTGTGGCGGTTTTGCGAATGTGGGGCCAGATAATGTTGCGTACCTGACGGTGTGTTGGAGCGATAGTAACGCATAGCGTTGTACCTACGGGATGAGCCGATACCCACCAAGCGGCCAGACGGGCTGAAAGGTGAGATTTTCCAGGTCCATGGCATGCTGGAACTGCTACACGCTGGTTTTCTAGGATTGCGTTGGCGATTTCACGCTGTTTTGACCACATGACCTCACCCAAACCTTCGGTGATGAAGCCAACTGGGTCTTTTTCCCATTTTGCCCACGGGTTATCAATTTCGGCATCCAGCAGGTTTGATAATGCTAGTCGTTCGTCAGGTTCTAATCCTGCGTAGATTCGCATGCGTTCCTGTGGGTCGGCTTGGAGCAAACGGTCAACTAAACGCATAACCGTAGTTTACTCTTCCGTTTCTCGCTTGCTTGCTATCTGAAGGATTTTGCGTTCCAATTCATCTGAGGCAACATCAATTTTGATTGCTCCACCATCGGCTCCTGTAATTTCGGTGTGGTCGGTGCGTCCCCATTTCTTCGGGTATGAGCGTTCCAGATACCATGCTGATGCTTGCCATGTTCCCGTACTCGCGGCCTGCTGGATTTGCATGACGGCTCGTAATTCGGATTCTGCCCGTACCTTTTCGACTGCCACCAAGAATTCTAGAAACACTACCTCGGTTTCATCTGGTTGGCTGTCAGGAAATACCTCTAGCCTGTCCCGTTCTTTCTTTCCACGGGCTAACCAATTGAATAATGTGGCTTGACTGATTCCTGCGTAACTGGCCGCCGTATCTAGATAACAGCCAGATTTTAGGGCTTCAAGGATGATTTCTGATTTTTCTAGCGTTAATTTGGTTTTGCGTCCAACGGTAGGTTTTTTGGCTGTCGCTTTTTTTGCTGGTGTGGCTTTTTTAGGCGTTGCGGTCATTTTTCTTGTTCCTACGCTTGTTTGAATTTTTAAAGTCTTCCCATGTCATCAGAAATAAAGTGGCAATGAGCAGAAATGATGTACTCGCTAAAAATACAACTATTGTTCCTGTAATTATTTCGTCAATGCTCACGATTCCTCCAGTAACTCAATTGTTGGGCATGGGTAAATGTATTTGTAATGAAAGCCGTTAGTGCCGATGGTGACATTTTGCTCGCTAATCGTCCAGCAATGCTTACACACCGTTAAATCAGCAAATTTCTGTGGTTTGTGTAATTCACGGATTTTGTCTTTGATTTCGTTTTGTGCTGAAATCCATAATGTTTGTTGCCATTTGTCTAGGCAACTCTTAAAGGTGAAACGGTGTTGAGTCATTTCTGCTCACCGTCTAACGCTTTGATTGTTGGGCATGGGTAAGGGGTCAGGTATTCTTCCATTCCTTGCTCTACCGAACATTCGTAACACCAAATTGTTACACCATGAAGCACACTGTCTTTTACATAATGCTGATTGGTGTCTTCGTATGGTTTGTGCAATTCTCGAATTCGCTCAATTGCTGATTCTGCAATTTTTAAGCGTTCTAGGGCTTTACGCACATACTCGGTAGTGAATCTCATGAATAAATTATGCCCTGCTCTGGTATTTGCAAGCGATAACTGATGTCTTCGTGTGTTAATCCTGCACACCATCTGTTTATGTCTGCTTTAGGCATACGGAATGCAAATGAGCCAACTTTGCATGTGGTTTTGCCCGTTGTGTCTGGTGCTGGGCTTGGTGCCCCTCCACCCAATAATTCGGCTACATCGGCTGGTTCGTATCCTGTGCCTTTCCAGTCGGGTAGGGAACTGATTAGGAGCCGTAATGCTTCCCTGTCGTATGTTCCGTGGTCGCTGGTGCGGTTATCTACCAAAACTATGCGTGAGGCTTCATCGTCTGTGCATTGAATGTAGGTGACAGCGATTTGTTTCCATCCGAGTGCTTTGACGGCTTGGTAGGTGTGGTTTCCTGCGAGGATTGTTCCGTCTGTTCGGGCTACGATTGGTCGGTATTGTCCGAGTTCTTTGAGGGATTGAGCGATTGCTCCGATGTCCCCTTCTCGTGGGTTTTGTGGGTATGGGCGTAGGTCTTGAATGTCCACTAGGACTGCTTCTACCCGTTCTGGTGGGCTTAATAATGTCGCTGGGTCGTTGTACATTGGCAATGCAGGTGTGGGCAACTGGAGCCATTCCTTGATTGTCGCTATGACTCGTGGGCGTTTCTGGTCACAATCTGCCAGCATCGCTTCTTCCCATGCTTCGTAAATCTGTGCATCTAGAGTCCCCCTGAATTTACCTAGCACCAACTGGTATTCGTCATCTTGTGCTTCACGCATTGGTTTGTCATCTGGAGTGAATGGGCTGTTTAGGAGTTCGCTGAGATTAGCAAGGTCGTCATCTGTAAATCCTGTCCCTGCGAGGTCGGGAAGTTCACTGAGCATGCCAAAAAGTGCGTCCTCATTGTATGAACTCAAATCGGAAGTGCGATTATCGGCAATCATGATTTTCTTGGCTGTGGCTTCATCCACATCTACCCAAACCACGGCAACTTTAGTCCAGCGTAGTTTTTTAATTGCTTTGTATGTGTGATTACCTGCAAGAATGCACTTGTCACGCTTGTTAACCACAATGGGCTTGTATTGCCCGTGCCTGTCTAGGGACTCAGCAATCTTGTCAATGTCACCCCGTCTAGCGTTTTGTGGGTGAGGCGTGATTGAGTTGACTGGAACTGTTTCGGTTTCGGCAATCCTGATGTTGTTGCCCATGGATTTACTCCGTGTTTTTCAATGCGTATGACGCACGAACTAGGGCTTCAGCATCTGATTCCCGTCCGTCAGCCATTTCAAGGTTTGCTCGAACCTCTAACCAATGTGCGAACCATTCGGTTGCTACTTGTGCCACGGTTTCGTCAATGTGGCTGGTTTCCTCGTTGCAAGCAAGTGCTTTTACAAGGCTTTGAGTTGCTGTGTTGGTCATTTTGTATCCCCTCTCAAGGATTTCGTGGTGGTCGTCCAACTCTGGCTTTGCCGTGTTCATCTCTTGGGATTTCATCTTTGATGATTTTGTAAATGTTCTGGTATGTGGTGCCCATGTACTCAGACATTGTTTTGTAGGTAATTTGTTTTTCTTTAAGTTTCAGGATGAGTTCTTTACGGCGTTTCATGAGCGTTTCAATCTGGTCGTGGTGTTCTTTCATCATTCCCGAAACCAATCGAAGTTCTTCAAGTTGGCGTTCGGTTTCTTTACCTGCTGGTCGTAAAAATGCCATTATGAGGTTCCTGTTCCTTTTATGTGTAGTGTCAATCCGTTTTTTGCTCTTGTGGGTTGTAGAAATGTGATGGAAGTTAAAAATCTTGGCGAGTCGTCCACCATCACTCCTGCATCTACAAGTCCGTCAATGGCCGCTTTACATGCTGGGTTGCATGCCCCAACATCTTGAAGTCGTCCTTTTTCTTGCTGTACCGCTACTGTGATTTGCACATCCGTCAGTTGCGGTATTTGTTGCTGTTTGGCTAGGTAGTAAAAGGCAGTTCGCCATGTTTTGACATTGTTTGCCCTTTCCCACCTGTTTCCTGCTCGTTCTGCGTTTGTCGTCCACGGTTTTTGAGCAAAATGGAGCGTGAACTCATGGGTGTGAGTCGTGCTACACATAAACCGTAGTTTAACAACTCAAGTTGTGTATTACAAGTCATTTTGAGTGCCTTTTTCTGTGGTTTCTACCCACAAAAACTTGGTTCCATCGTTCAAAATGGTGAACATTTGCCCTTCTTTGTTGGTAAACGGTACAACTTCAGCGTCTTGTCCCCGTCTTACAAGCAATCCGAGTTCGTATGCTTGCTCACGGTTTGACTCAACCCAACCGTGGCATCCTGTGGTTCCTGAGCCACATAAAACCAATAAATTTGCTGGTTCATTGATTTCTTTGACTCTTGTACCACCCATTCCTCTTGGAGTTCGGTGATGAATGTTTAGTGAACTGTTTTTCCAGCCACAGTATTCGCAAGTGAAATAGGCTCGTGCCAAAACTTCACGCCTTGTGTCTGGATGCACTTTTTGAGATTTGCTCATTTTATCCTTCTTAGTTTTGCTAGTGCTTCTTTGAACTCTGGAGTTGGCGGTACGCCTTCTTGGGCACTACGCTCCAAACTTGCTTGTTTTTCGCTCTCAGTACGCTTGTGAGCCCTCCACGGCACATTCAGGTGGCTGGGCATGATTCTTTCGGTAGAAACGCTGTAGTGGCGTTTAAGGGCTTCTACGGCAAATTCAAAAGTCAGGTCGTCATCTAAAATGAGTTCCCACGCATAAACACGGGCTTCATCCACAGAAATCCTGTCATCTACGGCTTTAACCATCGTTAGCAATCTGGCGAGGTCTGAACGCTTCAATTTCTGCCACCATCCCTTCCTGAGCCTCAAACTGGCGAACCAAGTTCAATCCCGTGGCTATGCTGTCATTTCTCGCTGAACTCGTGCTACGGGTTCCATTCGCAGTCAACCATGCATAAGCCGAGTCCAGCCTTGCATGACCATCTGTTGCACACTTTTTGGCAGATTCTATGAGTCGAGTCGGCTCAACCCCTTGTTCAAGCATGATTCTCGCTTCACGGGATAATTGACCAATCTGCCGAGCCAATGGTTTTTCCCCATGCAACTCAATCCAAGTATCCACATAAGCACCTACAACTTCCCTAGCAGTTATGGGAGCATCAACCGCAGGTTGTAGTTCTTTTAATAAGTCTTTTGTATTAGTCTTTTCTAAGGTGCCTGAGTTACCGATGACTGGAAATCCGTCTTCGGTGTTATTTGGATTTGCGTACTCTGGGTGGTCGTAGATAGTCCACAAGGTTTCCCAATGACCCAACTCGTTCTGTGATTTTGACCTTACGAGATACCCTGCTTCTTCCATCTCAGTCAAACATTTGCGTATGGCATCTCGACCTTCAATTGAGGCTTTTGCAAGGGTTACGGAATCGGTTCGCCAATTATCTGGCAACGACAAAATGTAAATCAGCAGTCCACGGGCACGGTAGGACAAACGAGAATCTTGAGCGACATCGTTGCGTACTACCGTGAACCCTGCATTTGGACGCTGGGCACGGATAATGCTCATTAAAATCCTTACTTGGTGAGTTCAGTAAAGCGTTGAGTGTACACCGTGCGAAGTGATTTTTTCTCTTTGTCCGTGAAATTGTAGTTGCCAACGGTTTGAGCAATTTCCGTCAATTTTTCTGGAGTTTCGGCTTCCAACAACCCTGCGTGTACCGTGTTGTACTCTTCCTCGGTTGCTGGTGGCAACGGCTCTGAACGCTCGTAGGACACAGAATCTGGGTCAGGCTCATCAGTTGGCAGTGCCAATGCCTGTAGCAATGCTGTGCGGAAAGCAACGGACATCGCTTTGGACATTGCTTTGTCACCTGAGTCCATGGCTTCAGACACCACCACGGCTTCAATTGCGTCCCCAGCAATACCAATGAACTTGTACGACACTTTTAAAATTACATGACTCATCGGTGTGCGGTTTTTGCCAATTTCGACTGTGCCGTATTGATGTTCCAAAACGACAGGCACGACCACTACCTTGTGCTTACGCAAGGCTGGTGCAACTGCGTTTACAACTGCATCAATGCCACGGAAACTAAAACCTTGGGCATTGTTGCGGTCTTTTTTAGCGACTGCTTGCACATCTTCCATAACGAGAGCAAGCGATTGTTGAATGGTGGGGTTCTCTGACATTCTACTCCGATTCGATTGTGATTGAGGTGGACTCTGGCTGTACGGTTACGCCTTGTACGACTTCGCCTGTAGCCTTAAGGACGACTTTATCGCCCACAATGTCAAACAGTTCCTTAAATACCGAAACTGCTGGTTCTTCTTTGACTCGTATCAATTCGCTGGACTCGGTAGCCTTTGCCCAACCTAGAAAAACTTCTGCGTCTTCAACTTTTACCTTGGCTGAACTCGCACGAGTCTTAATGGTGCCATGAGGCAAGGTAATGGTTTTGCGGTTTTCGGTAGTCCGAACTTGATTGGCGTATTCGGTCAAGATACCAACGAAATAATTCTCGTCTTTTGCCAATGATTCATCTGCCTTTTCCAGCCAAGATGTAATTCTCGCCAACTCACTTTCAAACAGTTTGCGATTTTCTTTGATTTTTTTTCTCACCGACAACAATTGACGCAATGCCCAATTTGCGGAAGAATCGTCCGTTATTCTAAACGCTTGTTTTACAACAAGGTCTTCTGTTTTTGTGTCATCAAATTCATGAATGTTTTCCATGATTAACTCCTAACTTTGAGTCCAGAATACACCTTTGGTTTAGAAAGTCAAATACGGCTTGTATCGTCACAACAAAAAAGAAAAAATAAGAACAGCAAGATTTTAAATTTCACTTGCGAGAGCAACTGGTAAGGGGTTCCCAGTCGCTCGGCTGGAACTGGAGTGTTTTTTCCCTTTTCACTCCAGTTTCAGTCTATTGACGATTGGTTAAGAGAGCCTGTAAAAGTTCCCGAATAATGGTAATTTCGCCCGAAATTTCGTTATTAACACGCTCATTTGCGTTAACTTTATCCATCAAACTAGAGCCACCGTTGGGCCACAATTGGTGTTCAACTCTACCAATACGCTCTGACACGGTGCGACCTTCTCTGTCTAATCCTATGGAGGCATCAATTCGTTTAGTCAACTGATAGATTTTAACAATCCCACCGAGGATTACAATTATTGAGCAGGTAATTGCCAAATAGGATTGCCAAAGTGTCACTTATTCACTCCACTAAGTTTGTTTGAACATTAAACTTAGTTTACATAAATAATGTTACGGAGTTTCATAGACATAAGTAAAAATTAGACGAGAACCAGATGCCCACCAACTTGCTGAAGGTATTGTTGAAGTTACGCCACTCAAAGAAGCATAAGTAGAACCAGTGTTTTGAGCATACAAACGAATTGTCGTGTCAGTATCTTGCATAGCCACCCCACTAAAATAAGTGGCACCGTTGTACAAAACAACGCCAGTTTGAGCCAAACGATAATTTTGACTGGATGAGGTCACGGGTAAACTTACAGCGAAAATGTTGGTGCTACCCGTAGCACTGGCTCCAGTTCCAGCCAACAAATTAAACTTACAAATTACAGTTTTTCCAATTTGAACCCACTTGTAATACTTTGTTGGGCTTGTACCTTCAGTAAAATTTGTTAAAGTTGGAGTCCAAGTTTGCCAAGAATCCAAAAAAGAAGAAGCGTCAACTCTTTGCTGACCAATGGCTAAATAATCCGTGTCAATTTTTAACAACCACACGGCTTTGCCGACAACTGGTTCAAAATTATTGAGCATTTTAATTGGACTGATTGCGGTTGAAGAACCGCCAACATAGACACTTAAAGTCCCTTTTGTAGAATCAAAAGACGCAATTTTGCCCAATACACATTTTAAATTAGGTAAAGCATTGCTGAATGTGTCAACAAAACTGTCAAACATGCCAGTTTCAAAATTAAAATTGAATTCTGTGCCGTATTCAACTGAAGTTTCTGTTGAATTTCCAGCCTTTGTGGGCGTTAAATCATCCATCAATTAAAACCGTAAACTTTGATGGTTCCCGTGTAAACACCTGAAGTTAAATTGAATTTAATGCCATCATAAGAGGTATTTGCCTTGTGCATACCTGCGTAATTTGCCATGCCCATCATGCCACCACTGCTTTGATTTGGAATAATACCTCGTGCATAAAAATGAGTTTGATTTGCTACTTGTGGTTGCATAATTTCCAAAATTAAACTTGCATTTTGCCCAGTTACTGAAGTTGCCCCGTAATTCCATGGCATTTTCCAACTTGTGTCAGTTTGACCTTCATCAACTCCAGTTATGCTGGAAACAGAGTAGTAAATGTATCTACCTGCCCACGCATAATTTCCTGAAGTTGCTTCAGTGGTACCACCCGAACGCAATTGCACGGTGCAAGTTGACGGTGTGGATAATGCACTAATCACCGTGTCAACAATAATTTTGTAATGTTTGTAAGTTGAAGTAAAAATACTGTCAATTACAACACTTGATAGATTTGTGTTAAAAGTCGTAGTACTGACCAAAAACATGCCAACTTTGTTTGTAACATCATTATTAACATCTGATGCCAAATTTTGTATGTCAGTTGCAATGTTTGGGGTATCCGAATTAGACGGATAACGATAACCTCTAGATGTTGTGCCAGCCATGAAAACTCCTCAATTTTCTAATAGTGTATCAACTCAACGGCAAAAACTTGATAGAACGAGCCTTAGCCGACATGGACTCATTAGCCCCAAAAGGTATGTTTAATGAGTCAATAATAAGAACAACATTTACTTGTGCCCCAGTATTTTGCACTTGAACTACATCGAAAACATCATGAGCAGGGTTTGTTATTGAAGTCCAAGTAATTTCTTCGTTGGCTCCTATGTAACGATACAAACTACGAACTGCCGTAGCATTGCAAATAGCCTGTGTCGTAAGCAAATTAGAGGTCAAGAAAATTGGAACTTGTCCAAAACTGCCGTAACGATAAGTGGGCGAACTTGAGTCCTCATCCCACGCCGTTGCCATAAAAGGCTCAGGCATAGCAGTGCCCGTAGCCGTTAAATGAACGCCGTTGTAAGTGTTGTCTGACGAAATTTTTCTACTGACGCTTAACAAAACAGCCTCTGAGCCTTCTTGATAAGTCACCATTGGAATCATTGTGGATGCATCTGGAATAGCGTTGAGAGTACAAACACCATCTGCATCAAAATACAAATCGTAACCGCAAGCATTGGCAATTTCTACTGCTTTTGTCCATGGGTCTTCTCCAATTCCGATGGTAAAAGCGTTAATGTTTAAATCAATAGGCGTAAAATTTAATTTAACATCAGCCCATCTGCTTTGTATTAAATTAGTAAGAGCAGTTACTAAATTAATAATTTCAGTGCCAGTTGAACCAGCCGTTCCTCCTGACGAGTAATAAGGAGCATCAGTAAATTTATTGCGACTGATACGCAATGAACGGTCAACACCATCTACTTTTACAGTAACGCCATTGTCGTTGGAATCAACCTCAACACTGGTGATGAGAAACACGCCAAGCGACACTTCTTCAATTGTTCCGTCATCGTACTCAATGCCACGCCAAACGGTAATTTCATTACCAAAAGGAGTTAAGGGTGAATAAGCATTGGTTGGAACATAGGTTGGAACTGAAGAACTGATAATGCTGTAAGACAAAATTTGCAGAATAGATGCATAAGTTCCGTAATTGCTTGAATACCAAGAATAATTACTACCTAAAGTATTAACATCTGCGTAAGTGTTGTAAACAGGTATGGTGTTGGAAAATTGAGTTCCTTCTTCTGTCAATGTCATAGTCATAGTACGGCGGAAAGTATTTGACGCATCAACCGTGACATTTCCACTGTTCGGATAAAGTTCTAAAACTTTTTGTCCAAAAGCCCTGACTTCACATCGGATTGTAGCCTTGTGGCTATGCCGTACCGCATTTAAAAATTTTGATGTAACTGGATACATGGTTACGGCACAACTTCAATGTAATCAATCTTTAAACTACGAACTCTACGACCACTTGTACCAGCCAAATCAAGTTCACGAGTAATAAACCGTACATACTTTTGAGTTCCGTAAGGGTCTTGTACCAAAATAATGCACTGAGATTTCAACACATTTTCCATTGCATTCCATTCGGAATCATTTGTTAATGAAATCTGATAGTGACCATCATTTTGATAAATAGAACCTGCCACTACCACGGCATTGTCACGATTTAACGGGCGAAAAGTTCCTGTCGTTTCAACAATTGTTTCACTAATGCCATAATTAACTCGAACACCACCAATGTTGTAAGCAGGAAAAACAATAGGTTTAAACCACCATGTTCCGTCATTTGTAACTACAACCGTGCTTACTGAACTCCAAGCAGATACAAAAACATTAGAACCAACCGTGCCAATTGCACGAACTCGGTAATAAACGGTAGTTCGGTAAGCCTCGTAATCAGTTACGGACGCAACATAACTGCCATTTGGCACTAATTCTGAAGCATTTGTAACATCAGTCCAAGTAACTTGTGCATCATCTGAACGCTGTATTTGAAAAACTTGAGTGCCAGCAGAGTAAATGGCTCCAGTTGCGGTCAAAGAAACGCTGTTAGTTGTTGAACTGTAAGAGGCGGATAGAGTCGGAGCAGTTGGCGTAGAAACCGCCATTGTCAAAGCCGTTGAAGTTGTCCAATCTGAATAAAAAATTGACCCAGCAATTTTTTTGCCAGCCTTGACATAAAATTTGTAAGTTCCGTTTGGAATCAAATCTAGTGCAGTTGCAAACAAATCATAAGATGCAGTTTCACCAGAATCATAAAAAGCCGTTGAAGTTTCTGGGTCAAATCCTGATGCAGAATACTGAGCCGTTGTAAAAACTTTCATGCGGTAATACTCTTGAGCATCGCCATCAGAATCCGTGTAAGTCCATGTAACTTGCGGATACGAAGTTGCAGTCGTTGAAGGATTAGTGACAACAATGGTCGGTTTGTTTGCTACAACAACATCAACATACAATTCCAGCAAACTTACGGCGGAAACAGTTCCAGAATTTTCACCGTATTCAGTAACTTGTACAAATAAAGCATCTAAACGGTTTTGATTCCAAACTTGACCATCTGGAGCATAAGTAAAGTAACCACCAGAAAAATCTGTTGCACTGGTGTACAAACCACGAATGCTTAATGGTTGAGAATAACTTGCAAGTCCAGATACAACGGTTCCAATTTGTAAATCGTATTTACTGCTACTAACGGGTGTAGTTGCCCTTGCACGAACTCTTACATAACGAACCCTTTGAGATGAACTTAAGGTTGTAGTTGCCATGTTGAAATTCATGCGTTGAGTGCCAGTTACACTGGATTTCTTAATCACGCCAGTTGAGTCAACGGCAGGATTGTCGTCAATTGCTTGCCATAAATTACTTGTACCGCCAGCCAAAGTCTGAAAAGACGCTACGCCAGCCCCATCGCCATCAGGTCGTAAAACTACAGTTGCCATACTTACTTAGCCTTACCTTGACGCACAGCCTCGGCAAACGCCTGTTTAATAGCCTTTGTCATCCACTTGTTCATTTCAACTCTTGTTGCATGGTCAACATTAGCCCCGAAATGGAACTGGAACGCACCATTTTGGAAAGTTTGAACTGTTGTAGCCTGTACACCTTTAGCCTCAGCCACACCCATGTTGAACTGAGATTTTGCACCAATGTCGCCAATTGCGTAGGCACCAACATCAATTGCAGATTGCAATGTATTGACTTTTTCTACACCACTTTTACCTGCACCAATCAAGGCTTTAGCCATCTTGTCGCCAGCCTCAGGTCCTGCTCCAATTAACTCCTGTAAATAAGCATTATTTAATCCCATACCAGCAAGAGTTTTTAAATCTTTGCCAAATTCGGTAATGCGAGCAAGACGCTGTTGAAGATTTGCGTAAATCATTTCTGCACTTACTGGTGTGTCAGCAGTTGCTTGCAAAGACATTAAACTGCCATAAGAACTAATGTTTTTGCGTATTTCATCAGCAAAATCTAAAACTTCTTGTGCTTTTCTTTTCATTTCATCTAAAACTGATTTAGCAGTGTCTTTAGCGATTTCTTTTGCACTTTTACCAAGTTTTTTAAGGTCATTAACCATTTTTTCATTTGCTGTGACAATTGGATTTTTACCCATGTCTTTTGGTTGTTCTGCACCTTTACCAAAAAGGTCGCCAGCAAGTTCACCAAAATTTTTGGCTGTTTCTTTTAATCTTGAAGCAAAATCATCGTTTGCGTGAGATAAAACTGTGTCACCAGCACTTGTAAGCCAAGCACCAGCCTTTAATGCACCGTCAGAAATCGTGTTAACTACAGTATTTACAATACCTTCAACTTTTCCAGCAAAATCAGTGGCTTGGGCACCCCATTTCACTAATTGAGTTCCAGCAATTCCAAAAGCCTTGCCTAAAAATTCAGCAACTTTTTCACCAACTGGTGTGTTGCCAACATTTCGCACGGTTTCAGCCCAAGAATCTAATTTGTCGGCAAATCCAAGCATTTGGTCGCCAATTTTGACTCCCCATTTTTGTGCAGTATCACCTAATTGAGCAGTTGAATCTTCAACTTCAGATTGTGCCCCAAGAATACCTTTAGCCCAATTTGTTACACCGTTAACTATGCTTTTGCCAAGATTCCAAATTGCCTTACCAACGCCTTTAAAAATTTCAAACAAAATGTGACCAAGATTTTTTGCAATTCCAATTAATCCGTTGACAACTTCAGTAAATGATTGACCAAAAGATTGCATTCCAGTCAGCCATTTGCCAAGTCCACGCAATACCGTAGCAACTCCTTGTAAAATTGCGGAAATGACTGCACTGTAAACTTTTAAAATTCCGTTGACAACGGCTACTATTGCTTTGTAAAGAACCCCATGGGCTTTAATGTTTTCTGACATGGCTAATAAAAATCTGCCGTACATAGTCAAAACAAAACCAATTACAGTAAAAATTGCTTTACCGATAGCGGTGTACCATTGTCGAATGAATTTACCAAAACCACTGGTTGCACTCATCAATTGCCCGTATCCAGTCACAAGCCAACCCAATGCTTTTAATGCATAGCCAATTGTTGTCATTACAATTTTTGCTATCGCATTAAACGCTTTATCCACATTTTTTGCAAATGCAGTAGAATGTTGATACGCATAAATAAACGCACCAACCAAAACAACAATTACGGCTGTGGTAGCCAAAATTTGCCAGTTGACTCCAGCCAACATTTTTTTAACAAATTCAGTAGCCTTACCCCACAATTCAGTAGCCTTTGAAACTCCCTGAGTTCGCAACATGTAAATAGCCAAAATAGCGACAATTGCGTAAACAACAATTCGGTGTTTATCAAGCCATTGAACTCCAACTGCAAGCCATTTAGCCATTCTTTCAAGACCCATAGCAACTAGATGCAACGCACCATTTAAAACTTTGCTAAATACGCCAGCAACTTCCATGCCAATGTTAAGTAAAGGTTTCAATGAAGTCACAATGCTCATTAATGCATGTTGAATTTCTGGACTGGTCAAAATCATGCCGACTAAAGCACCCAAAACAGGATTTAAACTTTCAAGAAATCCACCGATAAATGGCAAATCGCCCAAGAAAGTATTTCCAGCCTTAATAGCCAAAAATCCTGTTAAAGCAGTAATAAAAGGCATCAACATGGCAAATTTTTGAGCAAGGTGTTTAGTTTGAGCGTTTAACTCTGCAACTCCTTGAGCAGATTCACGCCATTTTTTGCTCATTTCAAAAAGTTCTTGTTTTTTCTTGAAAAATTCTGCAATTTTAGCAATCATTTCTGTTGCAGGTTTCATAATGTAAGTAAACACACGACCAATTGCATCAAAAATGTAATTTAAAGCACCACCTTCACGAACAAGATGACTAAATGCTTTAGTTGCTTCATAGGCAGTAACAATCAAAGGTCCAAATGCTTTAGTTAGTCCTTGACCAACTGCTTCTTGAATGTCATCAAATAAACGAGGAAATGAACGCAAAACTTTTGCAGGTTCTTTCATTGCTTTTTCATAAACGCCAGCAACTTTGGCACCTTCAGCAATAATCATGTTGGTGATGGCCGCTTTTTTATCCATTTCAGTCATGGATTTAACGCTCATGTGATTGGCAACAGCGTATTCACTAAATGCTTCTGAAGCAGATTTTGTAATACCAACGGAACGAAGCATTTGCGTATCTTGATTCATGATGGCGTAAGTCAAACGGGTTGCAGTTTCCGTTGAATTGGATTGCGAGATAACAGCCAAATCCTGAGCAACACGAGAAACTTGTTGAGCCTTAGCCACATCAAGATTTGCTTTTGCATAAAGCAAAACCATTTCTTGGGCCGCATGCATTTCAATACCGTTATCACGAACAGCAAGAGTCGCATCTCTTAATTTCAAATAACCAAGACCAGTGGAACGACCAACCGCTTGCATCGCAATGTCAAGTTCGTTAACACGGGCGGCCGCTTCAAAAGACTTAACGCCAAAATGAACTAATGCACCGCCAGCAATACCAGCAACAACGCCAAGTGAAGCAAGTCCTTTGTTAATCAACTCGGAACGCATTTGCATGCCTTCCATGCTTGCGGTCATTCCATTGATTTGTTCAGTTCCACCAGAAACTGCTTGTTGCATACGCTGTGCAGAATCGGCGGCCAGTTGCATGCCACGCACAAAATTAGCGGAGTCAGCAGAAATCCTCGCAATGACATCGGTTACGATGGATTCGGACACTTCAACTCCTCACAAGTTAATCTTTAGATTCTTCGGCTTCCAATGCGTACAAAGCCTCCCATTGCATTAACTCATAACCAGAAATTGGGGGTTGGTTGGCAGTGCCGTACAGCAACTCACCAACCGTTTTCCCCAACTCTCGTGCCAGAGTGAATACGAATCTACGATTCGGATACAGCAGGAAACTGCTTACCTGCTTGTTCAACCTCATCATTCGTGAGTCCACCGACCTGCATACCTTCTTGAGCCAAACGGTCAAGAGCAGTAGCAGATTTCGCCAGCAACAAGTCTTTGTCCTCTGGAGTAAAAATTTGTTCCCCAGTTTCAGGGTCAAAGCACGAAGCAATAACAATCGCTGGGTACATAATCCGTAAGTCAACTTGACCCGTAGCAGGGTCAACGGCGTTCTCAAGGATTGTGGTACGGTCAGCACCAGTCATTCCACGGACTTCCACATCAATGCCCCATTCAGGTACATTAACGATTTTCTTTCGTATGTCATCTGTTGCCAGAATCTTGTCACGAAGGGACATTTTTACTCCTAGGGTTTGGGGCACTAAGCCACGATTGTTTTATTTAGTTATGCTGTTGCACGGGTTACTGCACCAGTAACCTGTAGTTCCAAAGAAAACGCTACTACATCAGCCACGCCAGCCTTGACTTCGTATGACTTAATTAATGCAGTACCATTGTATTTTGGATTGGTTGCAGAAGTCGCACCACTATTGGCTTTGTATTCCCAGTTGAGAACCGAGATAGTTCCACCCTGCAATGCTGTAATTGCGGTCTGAATGTTTGCATCAATAGTTGCGTCAAACTTACCGCTAATTGAAATGCTTGCATCCTGCAAACCAGTGATGTAAGCCTTTGCTGAGTTGCCAAGGGCTGTAACTTCACCCATGTCAATTGAGCGTGAAAAACCGACATCTTGAATGTAACTTGAAATGTCTGTAAGTGTTGGTGATACCGCACCGTCATCTAATTTGAATTGGGCGGATTTACCGTGGCGAAAAGTTGGCATGTTATCTCCTTGAAAAAGCCAATGAGTAGGTGAGGCTACCAGTTCCCGTTGAACTGGTAACTACAGCACGAACATAACGATTAACAGTCGCTGAAGACGATGTTAAACGCTCTGCCGTGACAAGCGATGCAGTTGTATTGACAAAAGTAGCCAGAGCAGTCCAATTGGTATTGTCAGTTGAATGTTGAACTACAATTGTCGGATTTGTTGTTAGTGTGTTTGCAGTCACATGTAAATGTGCTACATAACCTCGTGAAGTGGCACCAAGGGTTGCACCATTGTCTAAAGTTGTGCCATTGTTGGCACCAGAACCACCTGTAACAGTTGTAGCACCCTGAAGCACATAACCAGCCTCAATGCCACCATCTGCTTGTAATTCTGCCGATACAGAAACCACATCAGCAACTGCCGATTTAATTTCATAACTTTTCATTACGGTGCTTGCCATCAAGCACCGTGTACCTTGAGTCAAACCTTCTTGACATACGGTGACAAAACGGTTGTCGTCAGTGTAAGCACTTCCACCTGTTGAAGATGCCGTGGCAACTGGGGCTGTGAAAATTAAACTAAAACTGGTTGTGGTTGGTGCAGGTGAAGATGCAACCACGCCAGTAACATTATGTGTAGTCTGAGTCGTATTAATTACGCTAACTCGTTGACCAGCAATGAAAGCCCGTTCCATGACTGGAACAACAAAAGCAATGTAGTTAGTTCCGTTGCTAGTACCTGAAGTAATGTTGCTCGCATTGTCAGCAACTAAAGCACTGCGAAGAACTGGGTCATTTTCAGAACCTTCAAAAAGTCCACTTAAAGAAATACCAGCATCTTCTATGCCAGTTATGTAAGTTTTTGCATCTACGCCAAAAGTGGTTGTTTCACTAGCATCAATTTGATTGGAAACACCAGCAGAATTCATGTATTGGGACAAGTTGTTGGCATCAAATAAAATAGCGGTTTTGCGACCATGACGGAAAGTTGGCATTATTCTGACACCTCTTCTTCAATTACGGGTTCATCAATAATGGTTTCTTCAGTAACTTCAGGAATCTCAACTGATGCAACATTTTTTGACGATTTTCCGTCTTCAACAAGTTCGATTGCATTTTCAGCAAGAAAGTATTTAACGCTTTTTGGAGGCAAATCATCAATGATTTCCCCTGCTTGGACATGATTATTTGGTGGGTAACTTATTAAAAAGTTAAGTACCCGATACTTAGCCATTTCCAGTCCCGTCTGTAGGCAAGGCGAAATCCCTGCCATAAGACCACCAAGGGTACGGTAACGGCTGGGGACACCTTGGTCACTTCGTTACCACATAGAATACATTTTTTGCGTGACACGCCCATAAAGAAACGCCGAGTCATTCCGAAAGCAAGAAAAGAAATGACTCGGCGTTTTTGTTTAGGAAGGACAAACTAACTAAACAAGCAAACCGTTAGGGAGTTTGCATGTTAGCCAGTTTAACCAGATGAATCATGTTGGTCAACTTTACAGTTGCCATTCAATGTTTTTCAAGGCTTCTTTTTCAGCCTTGGTCAACTTTGGCTTAACCTCGGAGCATCGGGTCAACAGTGTTGAGTTCAAACCTTTGTAATTATCAAATCCCTTGACCGTTCCCTTCAGGTCAACCACACTGCCAATCTCTGCATCAAAACTGCCAGTTGAGAACCATTTGAATCGGGCACCCTCAGCAACGAAGGTGTAGATGGTTGTCCAGCCGTAGTCACTAGCGAATCCGAAGATGTCCACCACCTTGGCTTTGTTCAGTACCAACTTGGTGCCAGTTTCAGCAAACTGCGTTTGGATGGTAACTTCGCCTTCCAACTCAAGACGCTTGTTGGCTTCGGCTTCGGCTTTGGCTTTTTCCCACTCGGCTTTTTTCAAAACCGCAATGACCGAAACCAGCAACCCGACCAAGGAAGGAAACGCATACTCACTTTTAAGTGCAACCTTCAAGTTGTCGTAGTAACCGCCATGTTTATCGGCTACGAACTCAAGACCCTTGACGATGATGTCTTTGGCTTCGGCTTCGTATTTGCCAGTGGAGATTGAATCCCGTGCTTGAGTAAAAGGTTTGATGTAAGAGTTTTCGGTTTGTTCCACGGAAACCGAATAATCAAAACCCAAAACTTTTTCTTTGGTTGAACCGTATTGACTGGATGGGATGTAGCCACCGTCAATTTCTGCGATAACCGCTAGGGCTTTTTCCAAAGCCCGAACCGTGGTGTCTGGGTAATCCCGAACGCTTCCGTAGCCACCAAACGCTTCTTCCAACTCATCCTTGGAACTAACAATGCTTGGCGTGAAAACCCAGCCCAAGAAATCTTTGGTACAGGTAGAGCCAACCACTTTGCGTTCGCCTTCGGCGTTTTCAACTACGACTTGGTAGTTACGCTTACGATTGGTACCACAGTGGTCACAGGCGTTTTGTTTAACCAGTGAACGGTCAATTTCAGCACCTTCGTAGTTAGGCGAAGATTTAGTGACAAATAAGTTTGTTTCAGGAACCCATTCGATGACCCCAACAAAAGTCCAACCACCGATTTCATAAGGTGTACCCGTAACAACAATTTCGTAATTGACTGCAAGCGTTTCTGGATTGATTCGCTCAATAAGTTCAACGGAATAACCGCCGTTCAAGCCTTTTTTCTTACCACGCTTGACCAGTTTTTGAGCCTTTTCAAGCGATGCTTGGGCTGATAACGGGTCAACTACCCAACTGAAGATTTCCATTTAGCCTCCCTGTCCTTACAGTTTAAGTTTAACACAACTTGGGTTTAGTTTCAACTTAACGATAACCAGCGTCATGAAGTGCTTCGAAAATTAAAGCCACATCTTTTCGGGCTTTTTCGTATCGGGCTGGTTCTGCAACTGGGTCGAATACATAAGATTCGTACGCCTGAAGCACTGAATCGAGTTTTGCTATTTGTTCTGCACTGAATTCAACGGTAATTGTGGTGCCTTTTTGGATTCCCATAAAGTGTCCTTCCTATCTGACACTTTCATCCTATCACACCTTTGGTTTAGTTTTTGCCATTTCCCGTTCAGCCCGTTCCTCACGAACCATGGCTAAAGTTAAAAAGTATCCAATGCCATCAATTATGGTGTCGGATTTTGGTTTGTGAACTTCACGAGCAATTTTTACCCCAATCATGCACAAGGCAACTTGTTCAGCACTGACAGGAATCCCCAAAATGGACTCCCAAATTAACCCAGCACGAGAAAAATCGTCTAGTGGATGCCCGTACTCATCGTTTCTATCCCCACTAACCAGACTGGCCGCATACGAGGCAATGTCATTGGGATGTTGCATCACAAAACCTCCAAATCAGCAACTCGCTTGTCGGGATACACCGCAAATGTCAAAATTCCAGCATCTGAGTATTCGCCCGACACCAAACGCCACCATTCGGAACCTGAGTCCAGAGCAGGTGCTTGTAGCCACACACAGCCACCCCAATCGGCTTGACGCAAATGATGGTAGTGACCAGTCACAAGAATGTCAGAATTGCCTATGTGCTGTTTACCGCCAGCCATTTTGTTGTACCAAGCATGCAATTTGGACTCAGCCGTACCACCTGAACGAGCGACATGCCCGTGGGTCAAACCAAGAATCCAACCAGCAATTTCCACCGTAATTGTTAAATGGTCTTTCGGCAGTACAAACTCAACATGTCCGTAAGCCTCTTTATTTGACGCTAAAATTTCAGCAACTTGTTCCACTACAGCCAAATCATCGTTATCACCAAAAGTTGTAAACGCTTTTCCAGCACCACCACGATTTTCGCCATGGTTGCCAGCAACTGCCACTACAACCACTTTGTCAAACAATTTTGACCAGCGAATCAGGGAATCACGCAACAATCTACGAGTTAATTTAACTTGGTCACGCCTGTCTAATTCGGTGGTGAATGTCTGCATCTCATAATGCCCCACACAGCCCTCTACGCTGTCACCAGTCCACAAAACAAACAAGGTACCTAGTGGGCGACCTATCTTACGCAATTCCTTTACACGGGCTTCTACAGCGTCTATGCCTTGCAAAACCCTGTGGACTGTGCCGTTTGTGCCTTCTTTACCAATTTGCCAATCTGCAAGAACTACACAAAAAGCCCCATCGCCAACGGGTAATTTTTTGGCAGGTTTGTGTTTTTTGATTTCATCAATTAATTCGCTAATGTCCACCCGTTCATGTTGAACTCGGCGGATAATTTTGGCTTTCCATTGCCTAAAAAGTTGTGGACCTTCAGCCGTAGCACCATGCCAAGCGTTAAATAAAACAGGCTCTACTACTTGATACTCGTCAGGATTTAACTCAAAAACGGATAATACGGCACCCCATTCAGGGGCATCAGTCCCA